CCAACACTACTTGCTATGGATACAATAGGAGCACTTCCAAATGTATCATATGGATAAACTCCCCCACCTTCCCAGACATCTTCTGGATCTGTACCAACTGTAATTAATGGATTTACTCCAAATTTATCTATTGCACTATATCCTGGAAGCATACCCATCGATATAGATAAATTAGGATCTTGTGCCATTAAAACAGGAATATTTATATCATTACCATTTTCATCTACACCTGTTTTAATAGTTCTAAACTCATATCCGCTTAAATGTATATCTCTTGCTTTCATAACATTGTGTTTTTAAAAAAAGGGAGTTAGCATTCACTCCTACCTCCCTTTTTCATATTATTTATCTTCAAGGCTTCATTTAGCCTTTATTTTCTTTTAATTTCAACTTAATCCAAGCTGTATCGTTTTTCTTTGGATTTGGAACATTTTTTCCAAATGCATTAAAATACATTTCACCAAGAGTAGCTGCATCATCAGGAAGATCATCTTTTTCTTCAGGAGCACCACCTTCAGAATCATCGTCTTTAGTTTGATTGCTTGCAATAAATGCTTTCGCATCAAAGTTAGAATCAGCAAGAGAACTTAAAAAAGCTAAGTTATTAGTAAACTCTCCAGGTATTGGCTCACCATACTTTTCTTCGTATAGTTTACGTGCAGCTTCTGCCTGTTCTTCCATAGTCTTTTGAACATCTCTTACATCAAGAGGAATAGTTTTTGCTTCTCCTGTCTGAATTTGAACACCCGTTTTAGCGATAACATGAATTCTATATTCTTCAGTCAAAACTTCAACTGGTTTGTTTCCATCAAAAGGAAGATTTATTGCAGCAAATAGATTTCTAAGAGCCATCTTTTTTGCATCTAAAGGAGTAACGTCAAAACGTTCTTGTTTTCTTTTTCCTTCTGGATCATCCTTGTTTACAAAAAGTTTTCCATATCCAGTATCCTGATATAATGCTTTGATTTCAGCTTCATCAGAAGTACTATATTCGGCAGCTTTTAAACGTGCATTTTTAGTACGTTCCTTTTCACTTACCTTATGTTCTGTGGTAAATGTAATCATCTTATGAAAGATTTTTTGTTCTTTATCTTTCATAAATAGTTTCAAAAAATAACGAAACGGTTTTGTCTGCAAGAGTACGAATGTTTGTCTTTTCATTTTATATATATTTTAGTTAATAATTTTAAGATTGAGGACAGGAGCCTAAGCTCCTATCCATAAAAAGAATGATCAAGCATTACGCTTTCACTTGCATTATAAAGTGAGTATCTGTATTCCTTACCACTAAACCACAAGTCTCTACCATATCAATTGATTTAGCATCTGACTCACGTAATTTCCAAAGATCTACTTGAGTTTGTCTAAATGGTTGGAAAACAAATTTATCTACAAATTGCATATCTAATAAGAATCCTCTATCTCTAAAATCTGATTGATCCATTAAAGGAGCATACATTACATTAATAGTTCCAAAGAAACTGTATAAAACTGTAAATGATAATCCATATACTGTGTCATAGTCTTTTTGAACAAATCTAGTAGAGTCATTCATCACTCCCTTATTAAGAGAACTAATAAGCTCTGAACCAGCAAATAAATAACGAGTATCTGAACCGTTGTTACCTATTCTCATTTGTTTTGTAAAGTCCACTATATCTGTTTCAGTAATAGTTGTATTTCCACCACCTGTACCATATTCAATAAATTGATCTATATATTGTGTTAATCCACCAGTTGTAATGATATCTTCTGAACCACCTGCAGGAGGAGTAACAGTAAATTTAGATCTTACACCAAACATAAATGCGAACTCTTGTCCATATCTAAAGTCCTGTAATGCAAGGTTAGTTATTAATGAGAATGAATAGTTAGTAAATAACTGTGTCATCATTAACCAATTTGAATACACTACTGATGTAATAAATTTTTGTGCATAATTGTAGTCACTTACAGGAGATTGCATTACTGCTGCATTTTTAACACTTAACTCTGAGTGAGCTGTACCCATTCTTGTTAGTTTATCATCAATAGCAATAGCAGGAATATTTTCTGCTCCTTCATTTGCGATAGACACAACAGAAACAGTGCTTGTTCCTATATTTACATCATTTACGAAAAGAACTAATTCTTCTCCAGGACCATAAGTTTTATCCTGTACTTTTAAAAGACAGTTTCTTGTCCACATCTTGATGTTATTAACAGTAAATGTACCAGTAGTTGCACCACCTGCAAAAGCACCCGTAGCTACGTCTTGGAAAGGAATTACTGCAATTTCACCCCAATTAAGCTTATAATTAGCAATTGATTCATTGGTGAACTGCGTATAATTTTTCATTCGCTCCTGATCGATAGCATACTTTTGATTAAATCTTGTTTTTCCGTCAGGTGTCTCTATTAAGTAATCAGGTAATTTTCCTCCATTTCTTCCAGCATATGAAGCTGCTTCAGCTTTTGCTAAACCTCTAACACCGTCTAATGTTTTCTGAGTTAAAAATGTACTTATAGGGAAATTCGCAGGACTTACTAGAACTAATATCTCTAACCATGCTGGAGCAATGAAATCACTTGCATTACTTTCCATTGTAGCAAGATCATTTATATCTTGAAATATTTCACCAGGAGCTGCTGTTCCTTGACCAGGGTCTATCCCATCTATATTAACTCCAAACGGAGAAAGGTTATTACTCATCATTTGAGGAGTAACCGCTAGCACTGCAAAAAGTACTAATAATAAACATTTAATAAATTTTTTCATAACTATGTTTTTTTTAATAATTCAACTTTAATTAACCTTTACGCTTACGACTACCTATACTTGTTATATCAACCGCAGGGGATTGATATGCACCCATAGACCCCATACCAGGAATATCTTTAGGTTGTGAAGTAGTAGGTGTTTTAACTTTACTAAGAGCAGCATCTACTGAAGCTTGGTCTGGAAGTATTTCTTTTGCTTCCTGATTACCTATCTGTTCTTTCAAACTTTGAGTATCAGGATCATAATTCAGCATCTTATCCACTTCAGAATATTCATCTTCAGTCAATATTCCATCTGCCATTACTTTATACAAATCAAAAACTTTTTGGAATAATTCATTTTTACGAGCTTCGTCATATCCCATTTTAGCAGCATAAGCCTCACCTGCTTCTAGGGATTTTTGAAAGTTAGCATCGTACATTGCATCTTCTTCCTCAGTTTTCTTTTTACTAGCAAAATTATCAGCTAATTCTCTTTGTGCACCTTCGTAATCTTCACTCTCTGCGAGTTGTTGAATTTTCTCAATAGGAATATTTCTAACAATAGCGACTTCTACTGATGGTGTTTTACCATCTTCTTTTTGGTCTGCCATATCATCTAGAATTGCTTTCCAATCTGGATCCTCGAACAAATCACGGACAAATTTTAATTGCTCAATCAAATAACTAATTGAACCACGTAATGCTTCTGGAACTTCCGTAATTTCACCTTTGCCCCCTTTTTCTTGATCCATAACATTTAGAAGCATTAGGATATCGCTAATATCTCCCGCATCTGGAATCTCTACTTTAGACTTATCCTCTACAGGTGCTGCAGTAGTTGTTTTTTTAACATCGACTTTAGGGGTCTTCTCTTCTTCGTTTACGGTTACTGATTTTTCCTTAGTAACTTCAATATCTTTATTTTCTTCTGCCATGGCTTTCAGTTAATTTGTTATAGCGTAATATATAAACACAAAATAAAACAAAAACCAAATTCAAATCATAATTATTATATGCCAAATAAGTGCATATTGCGTTTATTTGTTGTATATATATATATATATAAAACCTTCTATCAAATATCTTTGAAAAAAAAACATATGCATATGAAAATTCTACAATTTATTTTAGATTCTATTGTCAGTATCTTATTTACTTCTGCTGATCCTAATTTATTTGGTTCTCGAAAGAGACGTAAAGAAAAGGCTAAACTCGCTAAAGAATTTAAAGGATTCGCTACAGAAGCACAGAGAGATATTGATGTATTGAAAGCAACAAATCCATTTGAAAGTGCAGCAGCTAAATCTGCTATGGCTACCTCTGCTCGGAAAGCAAAGCAAATGCAACAACGTTATGCTAATATCTTAGGAGGTCAAGCAACTCCTGAATCTCTAATAGCAGCCCAAGGAGCAACACAAGAAGCTATAGGAGCAACTGCTGGAGATATTGCTACAGGTGCAGAAGCATTAAGAGCAGGCGAAGTTGCACAACTTAGATCTGAAAAAGCTGGATATAGAGGGCAGTACGGACAAATGAAAAAGAGTTCCATAGAAGAAAGAGGTTCAGGATGGAGAGATTTCTTTCAAACTGTATTACCTGCTGTCGGAGGAATGATGGAAGGTGGAGGAAGTGCTATGAGTAGTATGGGTGGTATGGGAGGTATGGGAGGTGCTGCAAGTGGAGGTGCTGCAAGTGGAGCAGCCGCAGGTTCAAGTGGAGCAGCATTGGCTGCATTATCCGACAGAAGAGCAAAAGAAAATATTCATTTCATTGGTGAACTTCAAGGAAGAAGAGTCTATAAATATAATTTTATAGGTTATCCTGCTACTGTTATAGGTGTTATTTCACAAGAGATTGAGAAAACAGATCCTGATATGGTTATAGATGTTGATGGTTTTAAAAAAACATTCTATGACAAAGTTTTTAAAACAGTAAAATAAAATAATATGCCCTTATTAGATAACAAAGACAAACGCAAGGAACGTCAAGAAAAAAAAGATATTAAACTTGGTGAACAAGTTACATCTGAAGCAAAAGGATTTGGTGTAAACTTGGATAAACCTCCTATTGATGTTGGTCCAATGAGTTCTGAAAGGAAAGCAGCTATAGATAAAAGAATTAGCGAAGCTGCTCAAGAAGACCTTAGAGAAGGACTTGGTAAATTTCAACAATTAAGGAAGGCTCCTGAAATTGCAAGACCAGAAGCTCTAGATAAAGAACGACTAAAACAAAGTTTACGTAGAGAAAAAAGAGCAAGAATAGGAGATATACTTACATCTTTTGGAAGAGGTTTACAAAGAAAGTCCACTGACCCTTCTATGTTACAAGCTCCTAGAATACGTAAAGAAAGAGAAGCAATGTATGAAAAATACAAAAGTGCATCTCAAGGGGCTAAGCAAAGACTATCAGAATGGGAATCTAAATATACAGATGAACAGATTGCTTATCTTGAAGGTAAGCTTAAAGATAAAAGTGTATCACCTCTTGAAAAACAGAAAATAAAACTTATCAAGGCTCAAATTGAAAAAACAAAAGCTGAAACTGCATGGAAACGAAGACAACCAACAACGGGTGGTATGGAGAAACTTGGTGAAGGTGAATTTCGTTTAAAAGGAAGTACACCTTATACTTCACTTCTTTATTCTCTTACAGATAAACCTGAAACTTTATTTCCTCCATTAAAAGGAGATAAGACTTATACTCCTTCTCTCAAAGAAGATAGAGCTAAACAGGTCCTTCTTCAAATGTATGATATTAAATCAGATGCTAAAGGTAATCCATATTTAAGCCCTAAAGAAGGTAAAGAAGGTTATCTTGGAACAGTAAGTGAGGATATTGAAAGACAGAAAAGATTAGTCCCTATAGAAGATAGATTATATATGGCTAGAATGGAATTAGAACAGATGGGGGAACAAGGAACAGCCGGATATGAATTTATCGATAAACCTAAAAGAGAAAAATTAGTCCAAGAAATTAAAGATTTAGAAGCCGAAAAGGCATCTATCCTTGAACAAGAGTCTACTCCTGCTCCAAAACCAACACCAGGAGCAACAGAATTAACAACAGAAGAAGACGAACTTTGGGAATCATAAAATAAGACCTATTTAAAAAGGCAAGAAATTATGGCTAAAAAACAAAATAAAAAAAGCCTTATGGAAGACATGAAGGCTTTAAAAAAAGAAGATAGAGTACAACAACAACAACAACAACCAACAGGTATAAAATCCTTTCTGCAAGATGCCTTAAAAAGAACAGGTAATACTTACTCCGAAGAAAAAGCCAATAAGCTTTTATCTAAATTCAATCATAACTATGATGCTGTTATAGATTTCGCAGGAAATAAAGCTGGCATAAAAGACAAAGATAAATTTAGAGAAGGTGTATATGATAGGTATAAAATAACTAAACCTAGTGATGAATTTATGGCTGAGATAGATTTTATCAAAAAGCCTATATCTGCAGATCAGGAAGCAGGCTATGATAAATATCAACAACTACAAGATGATTTAACGCTTGCTCAGTCTATGGCAACGCGTCTTCAACCTAAAGAAAAGCCACTGCCTATAATGGAAGAAAAAACAGTTGCTAGAGATGTTACAAGGATGGAACAACCTCAATTGACTGATGAATTTCTTTCTCCAGAAGCTCTTCAAGAAAGAGAAGATGAAGCTCATATGCAAACACGTATGTTTAACATTGGTAAAAAAGTCGATGAAATAAACAAAGCAATTGCAGAACAAGGAGAATTAAATAAAAAGAAATTTGGTTTTGTTTCCAAAGAACACGAAGGAGTAAGAAAACAATTCGACAAATACTCTTCCATATTACAAAAGGCTATTGATGAAGGAGAGGAAAAAAGGCTAACTGCACAACAAGAAGCTACAGGACTACAAGCTCAAGCAGGAACTGCATATCAAAGAGCTATGCCTTCCATGCCATATTTAAAAGCTGATAGAGAGAAAATAGACAACTTAAGAGGTATTAAAGACCTATATGGTAAGATGGGTAAAATACTAAGTTCTCCACATGGGAAAGACTTTGGTTCTCAAATGAGTGGTCTACTGCATGGATTTAGCGATAACTTCTTTACAAGAGATTTTGCTACTCTTGGATTGAATGAAATGTCAAGATTAATGAGTGTAAAGGATGCATTTGAAGCACAAAAGAAATTAGAGGAAGAAGGAAAGACACAAGAAGAGATTGCAGAATTAATGCCAGAAGAACAAAAGGCATTATTAGATACATATGAACTATTTCTTAATATACAAGCTGGTAATAAAGGAAACTTTGGTTCAGTAATAGGAGAGGGATTAAAAGAAATGATTCCTTTCATAGCTCAATTTGCTGCAACCGGTGGTGTTGGAACAGGTGTAAAGAAGATGGTGAAGGAATTTGTAGAAAATAAAACTAAAAGTGCGGTTGCTGGTCGCTTAGCAGGTGCAGTAGCCAAACCATTAGCACAAGCTGCCGCTATGATTCCTGCTGAACTACAAAACTATGCTCAGAGAGTAGCCCCTACTATGGATGAAGGAGGAAAGTTAATAGAAGGTGCTGAACCTCTTAATGCTGCATTCAAAGCATACCTAACTACTATAGCTGAGGTAGCAGGGGAAGATGTTGGTGTGTTTGTTAATAAATGGGCTAACAAAGCTGCTAGGAAAAACTTTATGAAGCTTATTGCAAGTAATCCTACTAAGGCACAGGAATTTCTTGGTAAGATATCATTAGCTCTTACAAGAGAAACAAACTTTCCTGGTATCCAAGGTTTTGTATTTGAAGGACTAGGAGAAGAAGCTACAGGTATAATGCAAGCATCTATAGATCAAGATGGAAGTTTCTTTACCCCAGAAGCACAAGCTCAACTATGGGGAATGTCTTTTATGGCTAGTGGTACTTTTGCTACATTATCCGCACCAAGCAGAATAGCAACCAGAAGAAATTATAATAAAGCACAGGATTTATTAAATGATATACCTAACGAAGAATACTCTAAAGCAATAGAAGATGTTGCTATGAACTATCAAGAACCGCTTGAAGCAATTGAAGCTCTTGATGCAGTAAGTAAGGAATTTAAAATATCTCAAGAGGATTATTACAAAGCAAGGAACTTTATAGGAAATTCAGTAAGGTATAATCAAATGAATACCGCTAGGGCTATTCAGGTTGAGCAGCAAATAGCACAATCTAAAGGAAGTGATGGTAATGTTACATTAACTAGGTACAATGGAGAACCATATAGTATAAGGAATCCTCAAGACTTGGGTAAAGAAGGTAGGGTTATATTTCTTAAATCAAGTGATGGATCTAAGGTGATACCTGTTATTAGTTCTAAGGTAACAGAATGGGAATCGAAGACACCGGAGCAAATTACTGATGAGCAGGTATCTGGACAAGATGCTCAGGATGAAACACTGGAACAAGAACAACAGATTCAAGAAGAAGCTGCTCAAAAAGGATTAATAGAAGGTAATACGGTAGAGACTCCTCTTGGAAAAAGAACTCTTGTATCTATTAATCCTGATGGCTCGGCTATTGTAGAAGATACAAAAGGAGAACAGGCAACTGTTAATTCACATGAAATAGAAGCATACAAAACCCAAGAACAAAAGGATGCTGAAAAGCTGAAGCAAGAAACTGATATGCCTTTAATGGAAGGAATTGAAGAAGGTACTGAGATAGTATCTGATGAACCATTGACAGAGGACTCAGATATTAGAGTAGTAGATTTTGCCAATGGACAAAGTAAGATAATTACTCCAGAAGGAGAACAAGTCTTTAATTCACAAGAAGAACGTGATATTGCTATTCAAGAATTAGTTTCAAGTGAATTAGAAGCTACAGAAGAGAATATAGATGAAATGCCTCCTGAGCAAGCCTTCTCGTTAATGCTTAAAGATGATCCAGATATAGCTAAAGAGATATTCTCTGAGGAAATAAGTGATGTAAGGAAACAAGCTGAAGAAGCAAGGGCACAAGTCAAAGAAACAACTTCTAGGAAACAAAAGCAGGATCTTCTATTGAAAGCTAAACAACTTGAAGCAGAAGCTGAAAGATTAGATGTTATCTTACAAGATCCTACAATGCTTGAAGTAAAAGAAGAAGAAGAGATCATAAAAGAAGAACCTACTACTAATGAACAATTATTTGAGGTTGCTGATAATTTACATAACGAGTATACCCAAGAAGAAGAAAACTCTCCTTATAATCTATTAACTCCATGGCAACAAGAATTTCTAGGAACTAAGATTAACCAAGAAAGTTTTGAACGATTTAGTGATCCTAACTATATTACTAAAACATTAGCTAGTTCATGGTTCACTAGAAAAGGTGAAGGAACAACTAATAATAATATAGATGTTATCGCTCAGGAACTTTCTGAGATTTTAGGTATTGATGTTTCGGAACAGGAAATAGTAGACTTTATTGTTAATTATCCTACTAATTCAGTAAGGAAGACTACGGATAGAATGAGAGAAATCCAAAGTGAATATAGAGATATTACAGGAAGGGCTATTAAAAATCATAATACATTAAGTGATGCTTTAGGATTAGAAGCACCTATTACTGAATATGCTGAAGATACTCCTTTTGGCAAAATAGAAGAAGAAGTTCCATTTAGAGCAGAACCGGAAGGTGTTAATGTTTCAGATAAGGCTAGAGAAGATCTTGCTACAAAGACAAGAATAGAGCCTACATTAAACGAACTACAGGATAAATTTGGTATTCCTATAGAAATAATCCACTCTAGTGAAATGCCAGAACACGTTAAACGTGCTGCTAAGGGAAAAGAGATTACTGCAACTGGATTCTATGATCCATCAACAGGTGTTGCCTATATTCTTTCAGATAAAGTTAAACGTATTGCTGACCTTAAAAAGACTTTCATGCATGAAGCTGTCCTTCATAAAGGATTAGATGTATTATTTAATACTGGTCCTGTTAATATACTTGGTAAATCATTTGAAACTAAGAATGATTTATTAGAAGAGGTATTTAATAGGATGGATACTGAGACTATTGCAGATAGAGCTAAGTATTACGGTAAAGCTTTCTTTGATCAATACTTTGATGTGAAAGATGGCAAATATATCTTAAAAGAAGGTGCAGACCTTAACGCTCTTCCTGCTAAAACTAAATTAGAACTAGCTGAGGAAGCATTAGCAACACTAAACGAAATTGAATCTCCTAGACTACAGGTAATGCTTGATAAGCTTTATAACTACATTAAAAAGCTAATGGGATTCACTTCTAAGCAGTTTACTAAAGCTGACCTTAGAAACTTATTAAGAGAACATAGAGATTTAGTTATTAAGCAAAAGGAAGAACTAGATGTTAAGCCAGAAGTTATTGAAGAGGACAAAGTAAGATTCAGAACAGAAGAAGAAATGTCTGTATTGAAAGATAACAATAAATCAACATGGCCGAAAATTCCAACAGACAATGTATTTACTAATAAAAAGGGAAAGATACCTTTTAAAGAATCAATGGTTTATGATGAACTTATTGAATCAGAACAAGGAACAATTCAAAATGTATTGATAGATGACATTATTCCTACGCAAAATAATCTTAATGCATATAATATAGAAGAGGTTAAAGATATAGACTTAAAACCTGAGCTATCATTATACAATGGTAAGTATTATGTCGTTGATGGCCATCATCGTATTGCAAATGCTATTATAGATGGAGAAAACAATATTAATGCTATTGTTTATAGTCCTGACATTCGTTTCCGTGTCGCAGAATCTCCAGAGGAAATAAAAGACTTTATTAAGGATTCAGCTATAAAAGAAACAGTTTATCATGGTACTAATCAAAACATTAAAGAATTTAAACTTGATCAGATTGGACAAGATGTTAAAGGATTAACTTCAAAGAGTGGATTTTGGTTTACCAACTCTATCGATGAAGCTCAACAATACGCAGACTATTCAGCAGAAAGAATGGTCCCTGACAGCATAGAACATGAAAAGAAAGTTAATGAACTTCTTGAAAGAATAAGTCAAGCAGAAAGAAAAAGAGATTATGATTTAGTCGATAAATTAACGGCAGAGGTTGAAGATTTAGAATTTGGAGCTATGCAAGCTGAACCGTCAGGACAAAATATTGTTAATACATTTATTAATATTAAAAACCCTCTAGTTGTAGATGCTAGTAAAAAAGGTTTTGACCAAGTAGAGGTGATTAATGAAGCTAAAAAGAATAATAATGATGGTGTTATATTTAAGAATATCTCTGATTCTCCTAAGGGTGATTTGACAACAGACCAATATTTAGTATTTAATCCAGAACAAGTTTTAATTAAAGGTGAGGCACCTAAATTTCGAGTAGCAGAATCTTCCCAAGAGCTAGAAGACTTTGTTAAGGATAGCAAGGTTAAGGAGACTGTGTATCATGGAACTGATCAAGAGTTTGAAGAATTTGACCCTACTAAAATAGGAACAGCTACAGATAAAGGAATGCTAGGCAAAGGATTTTATTTTTCTAAAAATAAAAAGACTGCTGAAAGTTATGGAGATATAATTAAGACAGCTCGTCTTAATATTAAAAATCCATTATTAATTGATACTTTTAAAAGTAAAAAAGAATTAGCTGAGCATTTAGGAATAGATGAAAGCACGCTAACTGTAGGCGGTACTGGTATAAAATCATTACAACCTTATACTGGCGTTTTTTCAGATGCAGTAAAAAGTAAGGGTTATGATGGAGTTGTAACAAAATTTGAAATAGTTGCATTTAGTCCAGACCAAATCCTTATAGAACCTAAAGAAGAAGACGTTAGGTTTAGAACTATGCATGAAAAAGACAGAAAGATCTATCAAGATATTACTGATAAAATAACTTCTAAACTTGAAAAAGCAGGCCACCGTATTTATAAAATTAGTCGTTCTACTACTGATTTCGGGAATAGTTGGTATATTAAACTTGATGATAATTTATACAATCCTCTTCAAGTAAGAATATCAAATCACGGTGTAGGAGACCGTAGGTTTATTAATGACAGAACTATTTCTTATATAAATAATAGAATATCTGATGAAAACCTTAATGATGAAATTGATTATATTATCAATGAACTTAACGTATATCAAAAGAATACAAAAAAAGAACAGGAGGACGCTAAGAGAAGGAAAAAGGAACATGATAAGTATTGGAATACTGCAATTAAAATAAAAAATAATCTTATTGAAGAAAATAAGATTATTGGTAATCTTCCTCGGACCTCTATGACTATTGAAGAAGTAACAGAAAAGCATCCTGAATGGACTAATGTTATGCAAAAAGAAGAAAAAAGAGGGTCTTTAGGAAAGGCATTCTCATATTACTATATAAGACCAGAGGAAAAAGGCGAGCGTGCAAAAAATGTATCTAGAACACCTAGTGCTGACTACGTTAATTATTTATTAGATAAACAAGAGGATGATGTTAAGTTTAAAGCTATTAAAGAAAATATAGAAAAATGCCAAGTGTGTGATAAAATGAGAACGACTCCAGAAGGTGAAGCATTTTGGCAAGAAATGATGAAAACTAAGGTTCCTATATCCGAAGAAGAATTTCTTGAAAATTCTGATGTCTCAGATATTTTAGATGAAGATGAAACATGGGAGGAATATTTAGAAACACAAATAGCCCAGGACGAAGTTGATTTTTATAAATCAGCAAACGGAGCATATTTTTTCCAGACAGCAGGATTTGAATTTATATGGAAAACCAAAGATAGTGATCCTTCATTTTCTACTAATATGAAAGATGAAGAAATAATTAGATTCAAAGTAGAAGAAGAACGAGACAAAGTAGAAACTAATCCTTCTGAAGCACAGAAAGAAGCAGGAAACTATTCTATGGGGCACGTTAAGCTTGATGGCTTTGATATATCAATAGAGAATCCAAGAGGTTCTATTCGTTCTGGTGTTTCTCCAGAAGGTAAGAGATGGTCTAATATTATGCCTGCTGATTACGGTTACTTTAAAGGAACAGTAGGAAACGACAAGGATCATATCGATGTATTTATGGGTGATAACTTAGATTCTGATAAGGTTTTTGTTGTGGATCAAGTAGATCCAGAAACATATGAATTTGATGAACACAAAGTAATGATGGGGTATAATTCTATCTCTAAAGCACGTAACGCTTATAATGAAGCTTATGACGAAGGATGGGAAGGGTTAGGGGCTATTAGTAGAACTACTAAAGATGGATTGAAAGAATGGTTTAAAGGTGATACTAAGAAACCATTTGCACCAGATAAAGTTAAATTCAGAGCTACCTCAGAGGATCCTGCAGTTCAAAAGATGCTTGATAGATTACAAGCCGTTCAGAAGCTAAGTAAAGCTACTGAACGGATTAAAGGAATGGAAGCAGAGAAAAAAATGACACCTAGCAAGCTTTCACGTAAGTTTGCACAAGATAAGATTGATCTACTTAAAGAAGGTATTCAGCTAGGTAGAGAAGAAGCTAAGGAAACAATAACCGAAGTACAAAAGGCTATTACTGACTATGCAAAGAAAACTCTTCCATTAACTGAAGCAGGAGCAAGAGAGATAGGTCCTGTACTTACTTTAGTTAAGAATGCACAAACACCAAACGCTATAATTAAAGCATTTGAACGTATTGATGAACTAGCAGGTGTTACTACTGAAAGAACTGAACGCAGAAAGAATGTTGCTAAAGTGAATCGATTACTTAAGTGGATGACAGGACTTAAAAAGTCAGGACAAAAACGAGTAGGTAAATTTGCCTATGAGGATACTAAAGCATTCCAAAACCTTAAGGACATAGATAAGAATACAACTCAATTTATTAAGACTATCAATTCTCGCAAGGCAACTGCTGATGAAAAAGCAGAAGCTACTACTCAGTTAGACAAGTTATGGAATGAACTTAATGAAAAGGCTGATAAGAACGACTTAGATAACGCTGCAATGAAACTAATAGAGTTAAGAAGATTAGGCTCTAAGGCAAGCCCTAAGTTAGCTCAAATAGTAAGTGAGGAACTAGAAGCTATCTACACTAAGGCTAAAGAAGCAAAGAATGAGATTGATATGCTTAAAGGAATGCAAAGAAAGGCTGATAAGAACTTAGTTCGTTCATTCTTGGAAGACAGTAAAGCTCTTAAGAAACAGCCATGGTATAAACGTGCAATGACTCAAATTAATACAGGTGTTGCAGATGTCATGGGTAACTGGGAAACTCTTATGATTATGATAGGAGGAACAGAACTTAGAGATAAAATGTCATTCATGCTTGATGAAGCAAATATGACAGTAGGAAAACAGGAAACAACTGATAACATTCTTAACTCTGCAAAGGATATCTACGGTGTTAAGTCAAAGAATGGCACTCTTAATAAGATACATGAACTATCTGCTAAAGATTATGAGTTAAGACGACCTAACAGAAAAGGAGAAGCTGGTGCAGGAGAACCAATGTCATTATCTAAACTTCATTTAATGGATATTTATAACGCTCTTAAGAATGAAGATGTAGAGAATGACTACTACATGGCTTATGGTGATATCTCACTTAATGATGATGGTTCACGTAACACAGAACTACAGAAAGCAGATGGTAAAGCAACTATAACTAAGTTACTTGAAAATCTATCTGATGAAGATAAGGCTTTTGCAGATGCTATGCAGGCAGAACTTGATAAGTACTACGATAGACTTAATGAAGTTCATATCAAACTTTACAATAGAGATTTACCACGAGTAGAGAACTATTGGCCATCAACTGCAGAGAGAGAACAGGACATTGATGTTATGGAGCAATTCTTCATTGATTCAAGACATCCAAGTGCTACAAAAGAACGTTCTGCTCATAGAACTCCACTACCACAAGATGCTTTTAATAAATTTACTAAGCATATTGATGAAGCTGAATGGTATGTTAATATGGCTTTACCTGTCATGGAAGCTAATAAACTGTTTAAGGATAATAACATCAAAACTCTTATAGGTGATGTAAGAGGTGAAAAATTCTACAAACATGTAGAAGAATCATTGCAAAATGTTACTTTAACACCTCCTGGCAAGGCACAACAAAAAAGCAAACTGACTGCAATGTTAAACCCATTGCTTAACAACTGGGTTGCTAGTAAGATTGGTGCAACTCCTTCAGTTCCATTAAAACAGTTACTATCAGCAGTGAACTACGCTGAGAATATGCCAATGGAACAATGGGTAACAGGATTCATTAAGGATCTTGCTAGTCCAAAGGACACATGGGATGAGATGATGAAGATTCCTTATCTTAAGGCTCGTCTAGGTGATGGATACTCAGAAGCAGTACAGAGAGCATTAAATGGAGATGAACACGTTCATAAATCTAAAGTAACCAATTACCATACTGCATTTAAGAATCTTATGACGATTGGTACTAGATATGGTGATATAGCAGCTATTATATTTGGAGGTAAGCCTTACTTAGATTATCTTCTTAAGACAGGATTAAATGAAAAGGATGCAGTAGATAAGTTCTTACAGGACACTTTACGCTCTCAACAAGCTCCTTTTGCATCTACTCTATCTAAGTTACAGAATAGCAGAAATCCTTTCTTTAGAGCAGTATTTGCTTTCTCTAACACTCCTTCACAATATATGAGGAAGTTATTTGAAGCTAACCAGAATCTAAGAGTTCAAAAGAAACAATTAAATGCAGGAAAGATAACTCAGGAAGAATACAACAAAGCTAGAAAGCAGACTATTAAAGCTCATACTATCTACGCTCTTGTTAATACAGTTTCCTTTACAATGGTTGGTGCGTTAATCGGAGCATTCATGAAAGGTTCTGGAGTAGATGATGATATCTGGAAAGATATGCTTAACCAACTAGGACAAACATACACAGGTGGTTTACCAGTTATAAAAGACTTAATTGGAGGTATGACAAGAAGAACTCTAGGTATGCCTATCTACGATGATGCTAAGCCATTCGTTGAAGGACTTGACGAAGTAGTAACTGAAGGTATTAAGATTGCTAAAGGAGAGTCTAAAGATGAAGCTAAGTCTTATGAGAAGATAGGACAAGGTGTTGCTACTATGCTTGCTATTCCTTACTATAACATTAAGAAGGATATTGAAGCTATTCCTCCTTTCAGAGAAGAAACATTTAAAGCTACTAGAGAAAAGGAAGTAGAAAGAAAGTTAAACGATATTAAGAAAGGTAGTAATATACAGAAAGCCAATGCTGCTACTTCTATAAAGAAAGCCTACAGTAAAGCTAAAAAGCTTTCTAAGAAGCTTAAAGAAGAAGGACAAGTTATCAAGTCCAAGAGAATAGATAGAGCAATAGAACTATCTAAAAGAAATCTTTGGAAGTCTAACTTCAATGTAAGCGACATAGATAGTGAATTGAAAATGTTTGATAAGAGAATAGATAGAGTTAAATAATTTTTATATCTTTGAGGTGCAGTCAGATACTTAGCGGTTCTGTTAAATGAGGTTTCACGTTCCTGCTGCACTTCTTCTAACAACGTGTATAAAAACGTAAAGTATCATGAAACAAGAAATTATCGTATTAAGCTTATTTAATGGCATGAGTACAGGAACATTAGCCTTAACTCAGTTAGGTTATAATGTTACGTGTTATTCTTCTGAGTTGTTGAGTAATAAAGCTGCAATAAAAGTAACAGAAGCTAATTTCCCTAGCACGGTACAACTTGGAGACATAACACAGTTAAACTACAAGGCCGGTAAACTCTATTCTGAAACAGGAGAATACGAATGTGGTGTGTTTGATGTGGTATTAAGTGGCTCACCTTGTACTGATTTGTCAATAGCTGGTAAAAGATCAGGGATAAATGGGAAGTGCAGTAGTTTGTTTTATGAGTTTATTAGATTGCTTAACGAGGTTAGAGTGGATAATCCTAACGTTTTATTTTTCCAAGAGAATGTTGCAAAGGGTGTTGATCCAAAAGATATACTCGCAATCAGTCAAGCGTTAGATATTCTACCGGTACGCATAGATAGTAAACTAGTAAGCGCACAATTAAGAGATCGTTATTATTGGACCAACATAAAAGTACGTACCGACTGGACGGGGCAAAGATTCACTGATATACCTCAACCAAAGGATAGAGGAATATTGTTAAAGGATATATTGACAGATGGCTTTGTGGATAGGAAAAAAGCTAGAGCAATATTAGAAAGTGATTCACGTCCTCTTTTAGATGAAAAATTAATGTATATAAGATATAAAGAAATGGGATTTAATAACATAGTTTATTGTGAAGAAAAATCGCAATGTTTAATGCAATCAGAGGCTAAAACGTTTGGATATAAAGACATGGATAAGCTAAAGGGGATGCTTACTAGGAAGATATCAAAAAACAAGAACGCACAGATTCCAGAGTTAGTTTTAAACAACGATAATTACAACATCAGAATAATAAACAAAACAGAACTAACCAGGCTGCAAACATTTCCAGATGATTATTGCGATTGTTTAACTCGTAATCAAGCTGCATCGGTGTTAGGTAATGGTTGGACGTTAGAGGTAGTTAAACATATTTTCTCATTCATGGAATTATAGTTATCTTTGATATATGAGTGAACAAGAAGAAATATGGAAAGACATTAAAGGCTTTGAAGAGAGATATCAAGTCAGCAACTTAGGAAGAGTTAAAAGTCTTCGTAGGAAATGTATGACCACTAACAATGGTTACAAGATAGTTCCTGAGCGTATACTTTCTTTATCTACTACACATAACGGATATAAGTTTGTTTCTTTAAGAATTGGACGAAATAGTAAATCTGTGAGAATCAACAGAGCAGTAGCTATAGCTTTTATTCCTAACCCAGACAATAAACCAGAGGTTAATCATATTGATGGAAATAAAACTAATAATCACTTGAGTAATTTAGAATGGTCTACTAAAAGCGAGAATTGTCGCCATGCTTATAAAACAGGATTACATAAAGGTGCATGGAAGGGAAAGTTTGGCAAGGATAATAAAGCAAGTTTAAAAGTAAAACAAATAGATATTAAATCAGGAGATGTAATAAAAACTTTTGATTCTATAAATATGGCTTCCGATGCAACTAATATTGATAGGACCTGTATTTCTCGTGTCTGTAGAGGAAGTAGAGGATCAAAGTCTGCAGGAGGTTATAAATGGGAATTAGTTAATGAGTAATGAAGAAAAAATATTAGAATTAGAGAAAGAAGCAGCTAGAATAGGTATGGAATGTTTTAATTCTTTCTATACTTTCTTTCTTACCTTTTGGGATTGTATGAGTGGAGAAAAGTTTCAGGATGCTCCGCACATTAAGTACATATGCGATACTTTACAGTATTGGGGAATGAAGGTAGTTAGAAGAGAACGTCTAATGAAAACTATCTGTATATCTGTTCCTCCTGGAAGTTCAAAGAGTACCATAGTAACGATTGCTTTTACTAACTGGTTATGGCTTCATGCTCCTAATTTATCCACTGCAAATATATCTTATTCTGCAACCTTATCTCAACAACATTCATACAAAGCAAGAGCTATAACAGATAGCAAGAAATGGCATGTTCTTTTCGACAACATATTCAAGATAGTTCATGGTAAGCCCTTACAGATTGTTAAGCAAAATCAAACTGAAATGCTTAATAATTTTAAAGGTAATAGATTTTGTACATCTGTTGGTGGTACGATACTAGGAATGCATGCAGATATATTCTGTAATGATGACTTGATATCTGCCGAACAGGCTCAAAGTGATGTAGAGAGAGAAAAGGCTAATAGATTTAGTGATGAAACGGTATCATCAAGAAGAAAGGTGCCTGATTGTTATCTTAACATCTATATTAGTCAAAGACTACATGAAAATGATAGTATTGGTCATGTATTGCAAAAGAATCTTGATATTACATATATTTGTCTTCCTTCTGAAATAACAGAAGCTAACATAAAGAATGTTAATCCACCAGAAGCAGTAGAAATATACACAGACGGCATACTAGATCCAAACAGAAGACCTAAAGAAGTTCTGGATGTTCTTAAAGAAGAAATGGGGCCTAATGGATATGCAGGACAATATCTTCAAGTTCCTTTCAATATAGATGAAATGGATATAACGCCTAAAATGTTTAGGAAGATTAACAGAAAAGAATTATCTCAAAACATTGTATGGGATTTATTTATTGATGCAGCCTATACAGAGAAAAATGAGAATGATCCGACTGGTATCGATGTTATGGCTAGAGTTGGAAATGATATTATAATTAAAGAATCGTATAGTGTTCGCAAGAAGCTACCTGATTTGATGAAGTTCTTAATAGAGCTAGAAAACAAAGGAGTTTTCGACAAGAAAAAAAGTAGATTATTTATTGAGCCTAAAGCATCCGGTTACTCTCTTGCTCAATACATAGAAGCAGATACTGAATACAATTACGTCTTACTAGGACAAGATAATAAAAATGAGTCTAAACTTATTAATGCTGGCAAAAAAGCAAGACACGAACTAATCAAACCCAAAGCAGAAAGCAGAAGACTTATGCTTGTAGAGGATACATGGAATGATGATTACATACATGAGATATGTGGATTCCCCAAGGTGCAACATGATGAAAGAGTTGATAATTTAGGTTATGCTATCAATAGATTCTTTATGAATGAGAATACTTTCCTTGAAGCGTGGGCTTTACGCAAGTTAGAAAAAGAAGTAATAGACTCTATACCTATTTTACTTACATCTCAGATTACTAAGAGTAGAAATGGTAACTCTACATCCATGTCAGTAGACTACGAAGAGAATGATTCAGGAGATGTACAACTATTTGACTATCCAAACACACAATACCATAACCGTTATGTTGCAGTAGTTGTAATGAAGTCAGAAGCAGAAAGAGGAGGAACAACTTGTATACTTGTATATGATAGAGTAAGCAACTTTATTCCTGCTATGTATGATGCTAACTTAATTAATCCAAGAAAAGTAGCACAGAAAGCGTTAGAGTTATCTTATTTGTACGATAATGCTAAATTGGTAATATCTATCAAGAAAGATGCAGGAACGGCTCAGAACGAAGAAAATGACCTTTCTCACATGGTTATCCAAGAGATTAGAAGGATAGGATACAATAAACTACACTCTAGGCTATCTGTAAATAACATCAAGAAGAAGAGAGAAAGAGAGTTTGGCTTTGAGGTTAACAGGTCCACTAGTAGGGAAGTATACTTACATCTGAAGGATCTTGCGGAGACTAACAAGATTAAAGAGCTTCCTTTAGCAGTATATGAAGATATATCTATACTTGAGAGGAAGAAAGAGTCTGGAGAGATAGATGGACAAGAAGGAAAAGAAGTTAATCGTGGCTTAGCTTACTCTATTGCTCTTAAGGTATCAGATGAATGGACAGATGAACCACGAATTAAAAGAGCTTCCAAAGACAAATGGACGTAAAAAAAAGCCTGCTAACTTATATAACAGGCTTTCATGTTGTTTTACTTTACTTTAGTTGTAAACGTGAGTTTTACTTCTTGCTTTACTATAAATGGTTTACCACAGTAAGGACACCTTCCCTCCATGTTAAATTCATCTATAGGCTTATTGTTGTCATCAAGTCCTTCATCTTCTCTAAGGCTTACTCTCTTATTACAATGAGGACACTTAAATGTTGGCAACCAGCCTTCCATTTCTTCTACAAATACGTTTTGTTCTGCCATGGTTTACTCCTCCTTTCTGTGCTTTAAAAGGTCTATAAACACGTCTTTTGTGACTTGCTTAAGTTCGTCTTTCCTAGAATTGTTAATACAATCACATAGTTGATTTCTTTCTGCATCAAAATACACCATCTTGCAAGAATGTGAAAAAGTACATGTATCAGCAATATAATCTCTATTTACTGAATATATATCTAACTTTTCTTTAATGTTTAGATTGTCGCAATACACATCTTCCAACTTCAAGAAGTCTTTTTTCTTGTCATCCCAGTATAATCCATTACTCTCCTCGGTTGCTGTTCCTTTCTTTATTTGCAATGTTTCAGATAAGCAAATTGTACACTCCATAGAAATAGTTACATTTCTTTTTATTTCTCCTGTTAAAAGATTTATATGTGAAAACGCTTCTAATTCATTTTTGCATCTAAACACACAAGAATCTTCATTTGTATAGGCATAATACCAATTACCTTTGATTAACTCTACTTGTTTTGGCTCTGTAACCTCACCAGTAACCTCATGACCTCCTTCAACCTTCTTGATTGAATCAAGAGTATTGAATATTATTGTTTGTTTCATAACTTTATTATTTAATAGTGTCACCTATATTTCTACACTGCATATCAGAAGCAAGACTTACTCCTGATATTGATAATATCTTACCATTACCATCTTTAAATGTTGCGGAATCATAACTTCCTGGTTGTCTGTCTTTACCTATAAGTATAACAGGAGACTTTAACTCTGACACCTTTTCATCTGTAGATACATACTTACCGCAACCTACGATCATTATCGCAATTATAGCTATAAGTAACACCTTAACTCTACTCATTTTTTCCATAAAAATTTGTTTTTTCACGTTTTTAAAAAGAATGCCGAACTTTCCCGGCAGTCATCCACTTACAAGACGTTCCTTTCTTGTCAATCCTCTTGTGGCTGATTATGTGGACCTTGACAGGCTTGAACTGCCGACCTGCTCATTATGAGTGAGCTGCTCTAACCATCTGAGCTAAAGGTCCATTGCCCCTTACGTTAGGGCAGTCCGTTAACCTACGCTGCTACTTTAGCAGGTGAGTTAAATGATTGTATTGTTTTGCCTGTTAAGCAGTTTAAGCTCTCCATTATTTACTATTCTTATCTGTCAAAGCCAGTCAGCCCCATGGCTCGCAAGGTAAGCGATCATTAATCAATCTTACCTCACTTGTGTTTTTATACAGTATTTAACTGTTATTGGGCGGGGGCTCAGTGATTCAACCGAGGATCATCCCCCATATGTGGAGCTGGAGAGTCTCGAACTCTCGTCCAAATAAGTCTTCAATAATTTCAATGAACTTTATTTATTTATCTGAAATTCAAATATACAACTATTTAGTTAGTAAATAGTATAATAGTCAATTATTTTTACTCTTCTTTATAGTAATCTCTACAAAAATCAGAACAGAATGGCATCCCATCCTTGTAGAACTCTTTTGTATAACAATACTCTCCACAGTCTTTGCACAAATCCATTGGTTTCTTAAGGACCTTACTCCAAATTCTCCAACGCATAAATAAAGCTCCAACAGATAGCCTTAACTTTTCTCCTCCTCCTTTATAGTCTACACTAAAACTAAAAAACATGAATGATCTAGCGTTAGAAAACATACATATTTTACCTTCACTTGTTAAGGTGAAAGTAAATATGTGTATTCCGATATTATCTAAATTACCTAGCTTGATAGTCAAAGGAACAATCTTCACTCCCCTTAGTGCTTTTACTTTCTTTATAAAATCCTTAATTTTCTTCATTTACTTACAATTTGAAACTTATTTGACTATTTTGCTTACAATCACCTTTGTTTTACCACTGAGGAAAGTATAAAACTGTAAGCTGTTACTTCTTAACTGCATTTATAATATCTCTTATTGCTTCCAGATTACTGTTTGCTGGTGTATCATCTTTTGCGTATCCTCCATAATGCTTAATTAGCATATCCATGATGTCTTTGATACTCTCTAGCTTAACCTTCTTTAGTACTCCTGTCTGTATCTTACGCTTCTTCTTCTTTCCTGCAGCATCCTCATACTCTTCCCACTCCCATATCTCTAATACATCAAACGAAGCTAGAAACATTGCTTGCTCCTGTGTTAGCTTATGGATAGGCTTCATACAATCATCATTATCAAACATCTCTCTTATATCAAGATTAACTCTTTTAGATAGCTTAATAAGTATTTCATCAAGTGTTACCTTCTCTCTAGCCTTGATTTTACCCTCTATCTCCTTGATTCTTTCCGCTACCTTACCGTTTGACATAAGTTCACAACTCTTAACGTATAAAGTGTTCTTAGAAGTCTTAGGAGAGACATTGTAGTTAGCAGCATATGCTTCCCAATGAAAAGTATATTTCTTATTTGCTATATCTTTAGCAAATCCTTCTTGCTTTGCTGTTAGTTTATTGTGTCCCATAACTAATTCAAAAATTTAATGTTTTCTGGTTTAACCTGCTCTACAGTTCCATCCTGTAGTTTAACTAGTGCTACTGTGTAGTGTGCTATTCCACAACCTGTAGGTTTATACTGTATTCCCCAATCTAGGAATATTCCATTGCTAGGAAAATCTTTTTCCCATTCTCCTGTTCCTTCTACTTTAGTTGCTGGTTTACTCTTTTCTCGTCAGTTCCCCACATAATAAAGTTTTTACATGCTTTGGTCCTTAATGTAGTCTGAGGAGCTTCTTTAAGCTGAGTCTCTGTGTATCTCCTAATCGTATGTACATGACCTTTGAACTCTTCTTTCTCGTATCCATACATACACTTTGTAATGGATTTCTTACCTTGGTAAGCTTTCTCATGAAAATGACAGTGCTTACATCTTGCTGGATATCTAATTGTATATACTCCCATGACTATTTATTTAATTCCTTTTCAGTAATATAATACTCTTTTGGTATGCCTATCGCATAACCTTTGGAGCGAAGAAAGTCTATTTCTTCAGCGTGTTTCATAGGATTACAACCTATCGCACCACTCAATAAAGTCCAATGATACACAAACTTACTTTTATTCTCTGCAATCTGTTCGTCATTCCCATATACAACTTTGCATAGCTCTAAATAATCCTCGTCGCTTATATCCTCTATCTCTTTTAAAATTAGCTTTCTTTCAAACCTAGAACCATGTTTAGCACCCATTGCTAGTAATTCACCTGCATTTACTTCATTTATTGCGCTCATAATAGGATAGTAAGTAACAAACTTACACCCTAAATATCTTCCGAACCATTTAATCTTATCTTGCATTTTATTTAGTTTTAGTCGTGAATATTGCCTGTGATTTGCATAGTGGTAAGGTCTAATTCTTCTAAACCGTAACTTTCTATACTAGATAATTCACCACATACTAACTCTTCACTACCTTCGCCTAGATACACATCGTAACCCATAGAATCAGCTTGAAATCGTTTTGAATAATCACTCCAAACAATTTCAATATGGTCTTCTTCTTCTTCTGTTCCATCGAATTTATCACCCTCAAATATCTTATTGCCGTTTATATCTTTAAGTCCTGTATATTGGCAAACTGTTTCAGGTATGACTTCAGTACGTAAATTATCATTTAACATTGGCATTGTTTTGCTAACTATGAAACTCTTATTAGTATCAACTAACAAACTACCGTAAACCCAATCACCCAAAGATGTATTATTATCAACTCTCTTTGCTTTAAATAAAATCTCTCTTTTCATAACTCTATTATTTTAAAGTATTAATATCTACTGCTATCTTCATTATTTTCTTCTCTTATTAATCTATCTATTTCAGCAGCAATAAGCGCACCAGCTTTTGTTAATTCTCTTATTCTATCATTTGGAATAGGTTTATACATATCTTTTCTAAATGGCCATCTATGATATTTTGGCACTAATATTGTAGCATCTGTATTTTCAACTTCTTTTGCTGCTTTTAAAACATCTTCACTATTAGAATAAATATTATCGATATGAAAAATTATACTTGTTGCAAACGCTGCGTATACAGATGCTGCTTCAGCTAATTCTCCATCTGTATATTTATCATCATGTTTACTACTGTAACCTTCTTTATTTACCTGTCTCTGTCTCTCTTCTGTTATTAATTCTATTCCTGTTTTCATAATTTCTTATTTAAAGATATCTTTATCTGTTATCTCTCCAACTTCATCAAAACGCCAATAAGTTCTACTATCGCCACTATGATTAGCTATATACGAATAATCCCTTTTCTTTGTATTATACGGATTAATTAGAAAACAAGGAGTATTGGTTTCGCATAGACTAGCTGCTGTAATTCTACCCCAGTATCCCTTATATTTTCCAATCAACATTTTAGCATGTTTGCCAATATATTTTGATAACTCTATTTCAATTTTAGCACTTAAATCTTCATTATGCTTTAATAATTCTTGTAATTCTTTACTTAGTTCCATAACTATTACTTCTTAAGTTTGTTGTATATCTCTTTGATTACTTTTGCATCCCATAGAGCGTTGTGTTTGTTTGAATTAAAGGCATTTTTAAACTTCTAACAAAATCATCTATCTCCTTAGGATTATTTCTCAGATAAGAAGACATTAAAGATTTCATAAAGTTATTTACCTGTGGCTCTTTAGCCATTTGATTACATATTGATATTGCTAAAGCTCTAATGTCTCCTTTAATAGTTACAAAGGATTTCATATTGTCTATATCTCCATGAGCAAACATACTACCTGCTTGTCCTTTGCTCATTTTATTTAACCTGGTAATAGTATCCAGAATATCGTCAGTAAATTCTTCTTCATTCATTTTGCACGTTTTACATAGCGGATTAACAATCTACTTTCTCTCTCACATGTCCCAAACCTTTTGGAGAATAGCTTTACTTTTTCAGGATGAGAACATTCTAATCCTTTAACAAAGTCTAACATCTCCTTATTTATTATGCCTTTATAATAGTTATTTACTATCCTCCTGGCACTTACTCCTACTATACAAACAGCATTCCCTGCTTCTTCATACATAGAATCTACGTCATAATCCATTCCAGAGCGTAGAAGACTCTGGAACTTATTTATGACTCTTGTTTCTTTGGCTTGAGACATTCCCATTAAAAATTATTTTTTATACTTTTTGACAACTTTCCTAGTTCCTTTGATGTTCTCTTTTAACATCATACTTCTAGCATACTCATTTGCTTTATCTTCAAATGTTTTAGATACATATTGAATCATGACTGCACTTCCAATAAATACAACAGCGAACACCCACCAATATGTAAATGACAGAAGTAATGGTATTAATGATACCGTAAACCTCATTAATAACACCTTTAACTTATGGTTATGCCTCAAATGATAGTACTCATGATGGAAGGTGAAATACAATGCTTTCTTTCTTTGTATTATATCTTCGAGTAAATTCTCATTCAACCAGATTGATTTGATCCATGCGAAACCGTATAGATTATTATTCTTCTGGAAAGTTCTGATATTTACTTTATACTTAGTTCTTAAGTTGGCTATCACTTTGCTAGGTGAGTTGGTTTGCATTCCTGCACGAACAAAGTCGCTGAATACTTGGAATACTAAATAATAAGCTAATAGGCCTATACATATCCATATTGATTTACTTAACTCTATCATAACTATTTTGTTTGTCCGGTTACACGTTTACCTATCTCCATAAACTTCTCATAATCATCCCCACCTGCTTTTTTATACTCTCTTACAAGGTTGAATTTAATAATATGATCATCTGTAAGGTTCATAATATCTCTTAAATCTTCATCAAGGACCTGAATGTTATTATGAGCATAAATTAAAGCATTTACTAATAAGGCTTCATTGAAGCCATCTTTAATCTGCTGAGGACAATATACTGCTTTACATTTATATCCTTTTTTTTCCTCTGGGGTTAGTTCTTTGCCCTCCATTACTTTCTGTGCTATAATGGCGAAGGTTTCCTTTCTTATGCTTTTACGTCTCAGATAAACCCACTTAATCACCTTCATCTTATGTTCCTCACTCCAATGAGTATGATCATTTAAGAACAATAATAGCCGACCTTGCTCAACATCTCTGACATACAACCAGATTAACTTCCAATTCTTAACCATGAATCTACACACTATGAAACCTATTAATAAATAAATTGGAGTTAATGCGAAATGTTTTGGTAAATCAAACACCAAAGATATTATGAAATACGCAAGGCCAGCTATAGCACCACATATAATATACAAATACAAAAATCTAGCTTTTGTTACTTTACGATTATTTATAATCGATTTATTTCTTTTAAATAGTCCCATTAGTCGAATATTTTATCAATGAATACTTTAGTAAACAATCTCAATTTAAACAACCATGCATTCTTACGAATAATAGGCTTAATCTCATTACTTTTAATAAACTTATTCTTTGAGCATACCGCACTCACTTTAACCTGCCATTGCACACCATGCCCATCTACAAACATTCCTGCAGGCACTTCATACCCATGAAAATCTTTCTTAGGAGCTTCTGGTGATGTATTATGCATATGGTTAGATAATAACTTTATTGCAGGTACTACTTTCTTTTCTACTTCCCTAGCCTGCAATCTAGTTATAGAATTTACTTTTCCTCTCATTTACTTAATTTTACGTTCTTTACAATCTTTATTTATTAAGGCCTGTATGTAAGTTGAAAACTTTCTATCGCTTCCAAACATATCTTTTGAGGCCTTTCGTCCATTCTCATTTACCTTTTTAGGTAAAGTTATTGTTACTGTTTTACATGTCATATCTTTATTTTATTTTCAAATATACGAAAATTATTCTATTTATGGAGTAAATATTTACCAAATAGTTTTGTTTTGTGCTTTTAATGTGCCATATTTGTGCTTAGAAGTTAAACACTAAATAACTTAATATGTATAAAACAGTAATATTATCAACACTTGCTATGATTATCGTAGCAATAATAGTTTGTATAACTGTAAACAGTTATATAACAGTTTCAGAAAGTGTAATAATCTCTGCAGTTATTTGTGGAGTTCTGCTGGAAGCAGTGTTTGCTTCTATTATGAGTAAAGAATTAAATAAACATTTTAAAAATAAATAATCTATGGCAAACGTGAGAATACCTATTACAGCAAGCGAAAAACTTCGTGATAAAGCTAAAGAAGATAGTAAGAAATATTTTGGTGGAGAACCAAATGTTTCTGCTTTAGCAAGACTACTCCTAAAGAATTATGATCCTAAAACTAGAACATCTAAAATTTAAGCTATGAGTGAAGAAGTAAACATTATACAGGTTGATCCTGTTCAGCTACAAGCTGCCGAAAAAGCTATGCTAGATACTCAAGTAGTAACTGCAAAGCAATATCCTAGAGATATACAACGTTCTGTTAATGATTCAGTTTCTATAGTTACCATGAGTACGAAAGCTGCTGAAAGTTGTGGCTATGCTCTTCCAAGAGGAGGTAAAGTAATTACTGGTCCTTCTGTTCATCTGGCACGTGTTTTGGCTCAAAATTGGTCTAATATTAGAGTAGAAGCAAAAATAATTGACATTACAGCTACTCAAATAGTTTCTCAAGCTGTTTGCTTTGATCTTCAAACTAACTATGCTGTCAAAGTAGAAGTAAGAAAATCTATCATGGGTAAGTATGGAAGATACAAAGATGATATGATAACTGTTACAGGTAATGCTGCCAATTCAATAGCTTTCAGAAATGCAGTTTTCAATGTGATTCCTAAATCTGTTACAGAAACAGTTCATCAAGCAGCTAAAAATCATTTAACTGGTGATTTAGAAAAAGAAGAAAAGCTTATTGAAAAAAGAAATAACTCTATCAAGTTCTTTAAGGATAATTATAACGCTACCGAAGCACAGATTTTAAAATCTATTGGAGTTAATTCTATTGATGCAATTCGTCAGGATCAGATTATTATAATGATAGGTTTAGTTCAAGCTTTTAAAGATGGTGATTCTACACCAGCTGAAGTGTTTGGAGGTAAAGCTACCACTCCTAAAAAAACAGGTACTGAAAAGAAACAAGATTTAAAAGACAATAAGTCTAATAAAGTAGATTTACCATGATAAATAAATATTCACTATTTAGCGATGATCAATTAGAGGAATTATTTTCTTCATTTTTGATAGATTCTTGGAGTTACAGTTGTACTAACACTTACTCAAGGAATGAAAAGGATTTTGAAAAATGTTACATATATAGAGAGAGATCTAGGAAATCTGCTACTAGTGTTTCTGGAAATGGATATCATAAGGGATTAGAATTATTCTGGGATAACCTTCATAACGGAGTTGAAACATCATTAATAGATATGGAGCAAGCATCTTTTAGTTTTATTGATGAAGTTCCTGCTAATTCTTGGAAGTTGCAAAAGACAACACCTACAATAGAAGAGTGTAAGCTAAAATCAACTAAAGTCAGTACTCAACTATTAACCAACTTCATGACAGAGAAAGATATCTATTTAGAGGATCTTGATGAGATACTAGGAGTTGAAATGTATTGCGATGAATGGCTTACTATTAATGGAGTTGATATTCCTCTTCCTTGCCATGCAGTCCTTGACTTAGTTATTAAGTTAAAAGATGGTAGAGTTATCATTATTGATCACAAGAGTAAAAATAAATTTACTGACGAAAAGGAAGTATCCTTAGTATTTGGAAAGCAAGCTATTACCTATATGAAATCATTTGAATCAAAGACTGGTATCAAAGCAGATGAAGTATGGTTCATAGAAAATAAATACTCTAAAAACAGAGATAATACCCCTCAGTTAATGAAACATATCATTGTTTTAGATTCTGACACTAGAAAGTTATACGAGGCTCTTTTATATGAACCACTTAAGAGAATGCTAGAAGCGGTACAAGATCCTGATTACGTATACACTATTAACGATAGTGATAACTTTGTAGACAAAGCAGAACTATACGACTTCTGGATGAAAACAATGATTGCAGAAGTAGACGACTTTGATATACCAGAATCTAAAAAGGAAATGGTATCTAAGAGACTTAGAAAAATACGCGATGCTTCATTGGCATCCATAAATCCAAAAACCATAACAGCATTCAAAGAAAATGCTGCTTCATTTATATCATACGATTTAAGTAAAACAAACATGAAAAATACAGAAAAGATTGAACACGTTCTTAGAACATTTGGAATATTAGTACAAGTAGCACACGAAATAAGCGGATTTAGTTCAAATACATACTTACTAGAAGTATCTGCTGGTGTTAAGATATCTAATGTAATGAAATATAAATTAGATATTGCAAACGCTTTAAATGTTTCTTCTGTACGTATTTTGAAGGATCTTATGGTATATGAAGGCAAATCATATCTTGCAATAGAAACATCTAAGAAGCGTACAGAGGATCTTATATTTGATCCTAAGTATCTTGATGGTGAAAATCTTCCTGTAGGTATTGACAACTTCGGAAGAGTTGTAAGATGGAATCTAAATTCTCATTCTACACCTCACGCTCTTATATGTGGTGCTACAGGATCAGGAAAATCAGTATTGATTAAATCCACTATAGCATATGCTCAATTAGCAGGTATTGCTGATATCGTTATCATGGATCCAAAGTTTGAGTTCTGTGATCTCAATAGTAAAGGAGTAAGGGTTTACAATGATATTAAAGACATTGAGGAGCAAATGAAACTTCTTGTTGAAGACATGCAAGCTAGAGCTAAGAATGGTAGTAAATCTAAAACGCTTATTGTATTTGACGAGTTTGCCGATGCTGTTTCCGCTTCCCGTTCTGGAAAAGAACTTGATATTAAAGAACAGGTTCAAGTTGGTTTTTACGCTCCTAAAAAAGTTGCTGGTATAGAGCTTCCTGCTCAACCTAAATTTGCTATTCAAGTAACAGGAAGACATAAATCTCTTGAAGAAAACCTTAAGATATTACTTCAAAAAGGTCGTTCTCTTGGGTTTAGAATTATAGCTGCTACTCAAAGAGCTTCTGTTAAAGTCATTACAGGAGATGCTAAAGTGAATTTCCCTGTTCAAATCTGTTTCCGTGTTCCTAAAGAAATCGATTCAAAGGTTGTTTTGGATGAAGCAGGTGCAGAAACATTATCTGGTATGGGAGATGGTCTTATGCGTTCTCCTGAATATAATGATATTGTTCGTTTCCAAGGATTTTATAAAGCTTAATATGTACCTACTGTCAAACAAAGATAAAGAGGAGATAATTACTCTCCTCTCAATTCTACAAGAACGAGATAAGTTTATTCCTGAGGATCTTAAAAATACGAAGGAAAAGAATTTTACTCGTAGGGCAGCTCTATTGAAAAGAAAACTAAAATCTAAGAAAAATTTAACATTAAAAAAGGAATAAAATACAAATGAAAAAGGAACAATTTTTAAAAGTTGCAAACATTACAGAGAGAGAATTTTCAGGAATGGATGAAATAAAAGGCTCTCCTTACCTAAGCAGTCTAACAAGCATACCTGAGGGATTCAATAAAATAGATCATGAATATCAAAACATCTCTCCTATTACGCATTTTTCTTGGCAAGATGGCAAGTATATAAGGGCTGATGATATGTTTACAGAGGTATTGCACATTAAGGGAAATATCAGAAAAGTAAGGCAATTAAATAGAACAAAGGAATTTTATCTAATTACTGATGGAAAAGGTAATTACGCTCACGGAGATACAATTAAAGATGCTCAACAAGATTTATTATTCAAGACCAATAACAGAAGCAAGGAAGATTATAAAAATTTAACTTTAGATAGCAAATTAGATTTCGCTGATGCGGTTATTTGTTACAGAGTAATCACTGTAGCATGTTTATTTGGCACAAAAGATTTCTTAGAAAACAGGCTAGAACACAAGCAAGAAAAATATTCTATCAAAGAAATAATAAAATTGACTAACAGCGAATATGGTGGAAATTTTTTTAAAAGTTTTTTCGATAAATAATTAATCTACAAAGCAAGTGGAATGTATTTTTAACCAATTTATTAGATATTATATTCCTCTTGCTATTACAATATAATGCAGTTACTTAAAAATTTTAATAATGTGTAGTAAAACAATATTTAACGGCGAAATGGAATTGAAATTAACTCTCAGTGAGTTTTTCGATGAACAACAAGCAATGGAAGCTTTAGTATGGGGTTTGTTAGAAGTAAAAAAACAAGCAGAAGAAAGATGCAAAGAAGATCAACATAGTTTGGTTGCAATGTCTGCTTATGGAATTTTAAAAAAGATAAAAGCTCTATATCCTAATGAATACAAAATAGTTCTAGAAGAATATAACGAAATATATTAAAATCTAATACTATGAATTATCAAGTTACAGGAAAACTTATCGTTAAAGATGATGTACAAGCAATCTCTGATAGATTTAAGAAGAGAGAGTTTGTTATCGAAGTAGAGAATGAAAGAAATTCTGATTGGAATGACTTTGTAAAAGTTCAATTAACTCAAGATCGCTGTGATTTAATTGAACCAATTGATCTAAACGAAACTATTACAGTTTCATTCAATCTAAGAGGTCGTAAATGGGAGAATAACGGACAAACTTCTTACTTTACAAACCTAGAAGGATGGAGAGTTGAGAAAGCTACTCAAACAGAAAATGAAATCCCTCCTGCTACCGAATATGATATGCAGGATATACCTTCTGCTTCAGAAGCTGATGATCTTCCATTTTAGATAAATAGTTAGAAATAAAATAAAATATTAATTTATGCAATACAAAGGTAAATTATACGGTAGAGTCGGTCTTAATAAATATTTCGACACAGGTAAAACATCAGATGATTACGATATATTAGAAAAGAGTAACGCTGAATTGTTATAAGCATTACAAACTGTAATGGGAGATACTGAAAGAAGTCCCGACAGGTTTACTAAACAAGAAAAAATAAAAATTGCTAGAAAGGCAATAGATAATAACACTAAAAAATAAGTTATGAATACACATAATTGGTTTGAAGGCAAAGTAAAGTACGTTAAAACGTGCGACGATGGTAAAGAGAAGAAAGTCTCTGAGACTTATTTAGTAGATGCTATTTCTTATACAGAGGCAGAAGCAAGGATATTCTCAGAGATGGAACACATTATTTCTGGACCATTCATTTTATCTTCTCTTAAGAAGTCTAATATAGTTGAAATTGTTGCATCTGGAGATGAGAATGATGATAGATGGTATAAAGGTAAGGTTGCAATTCTTGATGCAGATGAGTTAACTGGGAAAGAAAAACGTACTAATCAGTATGCTCTTGTAGCTGCTAAAGATATTCAAGTTGCTCTAGCTAACCTAGAAGAAAGTATGAGTACTTATATTATTCCTTATGAGATATCTTCTATCTCTGATACTAATATCTTTGATGTGTATCCTTACTTTGAAAACGAAGAAGAACAAACTGAAAAAGAAAGGGAAGATTGTGAGTAAGAAGAGAGCAATTAGTAGAAAAACTGCCCAACGTAAACTTGATGATATATTCTCTAAGTTTATTCGGTTAAGAGATGCAGATAAAAACGGTATATGCCGTTGCATCTCTTGCGGTAAGCCTATATATTGGAAAGAGCTTGATAACGGACACTACGTCAATAGAAAGCATATGAGTACCAGATTCAACGAAAAGAACTGTAATGCACAATGTATTAAGTGCAACAGGTTCGATGAAGGTAATATGCTTGGGTACACTAAAGGACTCATTAAAAAGTACGGAGAAGGTGTTCTGGACGAATTAGAGGTTTTAAAATATCAAACTTCTAAGATGTCTGTCTTTGAAATGGAAGTACTTATTGATGAATACAATAAGCAAGTTAAAGAATTAATGGAAACTAAAGGTTAAACACTATGTTTTTCAAAATCGAAAATAAGGAAAGTCAATTATATAAAGATGTAATGGATTTTATTAATAAAAGAAGAACTATTAAGATTTCAAATATGAATAAAGCTGAAAGATTAATAGAAGAATTAACAGGATTAAATTGTACTCAATTTGATTTACTTGTGTCAAGCAATGGATTTAGATTAATTCCTTGGCCTAGTGGTATTCAATTAAAAAATAATACTCCTATACCTGAAGGATTTATTATGAGTAAACAACGAGGATTTGTATGTCCTAATGGAAGATCTAAAATTGGAAAACAACTTAATAAACTCTTTGATTCTCTTCCTAATCTCAACTATTCCTTAATTCTTGAGGTTCTTAAAATTAAAAATAAACATCTTAGAAGCTTTACTATTCCGTACTTGGAAGAATTTAATGCAGTCATTATCGCGCGAGTAGATTCACAATTAAAACCTAAAGCAACAGATGACTTCATAGAAATAACAGAAACAGAGTTTTTAAGGATTGCTGATTCTGAAAAATAACTGACTCCATCAAATAACCATCAAATAAGGAAACTTAATGATAGCGTTGGTTTCCTTATTTTTCACTTAATTATTAACACTTTTCATCAAATAAGAATATGACAAAGAAACAATTTAATAACACTAATTTCGCTTGCGGAATGGTGTTCAGATATAAAAAGAGAATATATCGTATAGCTTCTTGTGATTTCTTTACAAGAAAGATAGGATTAGATGTAAGAAAAGGTATTAAATGGGTTGCATGTCAAGATGTAATATTAATTAAATAGCCATGAATATGTCTGTCTTAACGCATTCCGATGTAATTAACTATGCTTCTAAATGGGTGAAAAGAAAATTTCCGTTAGTCTTTAAAGAATGGGCTTGGAGTGGTCAGGAACAACCTGATATATTTGCTGTTAATTACAGTAATTCATGCATTGTGGAAGCTAAAGTTTCCAGATCTGATTATCGTGCTGATTTCAAAAAACCCTTTAGAAAGGATATAAGTCTAGGTATGGGAGATTTTCGTTTTTATGCTTGTCCTGAAGGACTAATAACTTTAGATGATTTCACAGAGCAAATGAAGTCTAATTGGGGATTATTATATATAAACGAAAAAGGTAAGGTAAAATGTATTCATAATCCTTTTTGTGAGCATCCTGATGGCAACATTTGGCATAATCAAAATATAAAATGCAAAAAAGCTGAATATGGTATCATGTACTCAATTATGAGAAAGTTCACTGAAATAAATAAACAACAAGAATCAATAATAAATAAATTACACGATTTAGAACAACAAGAAATAATTACATCATGAGATGTCATTATACAATAGATAAAAAAACAGGTAATAAAGTTCTTATTCCTGGTTGTATGGCAGTAGCAGTCAGTAATGATATTGATGATTGTACTTGTTTACCTAATATACATAGGCATAGAGATAAATCTATAGACATAGAATTGAATGAGCGTGATCTAAAGGAATTAATTGAACAAAGAGAATATAAAAGAGAAAATTTACAAATTAAACTTAAAGGATAAAAATCAATAAAGACTGTCAGAAATGATGGTCTTTTTTATTATTTATTTTGGATATATTTAATATTTACGTATATTTGATGCAATGTTAAGTTTTACAATTTAAAATATAAATATGGCAAAAATTAAATTCTCTCAGTTATTAGACACTGAACTTAAAAAAAGAGGTATTTCTAAAACGTGGTTATCTGAATCACTACCTATGAATTATGATACTCTATTGTATAAGTTCCGAAATAATTCTTTCTCTGAATTAGAGCAGAACTATATCAAGAGTAAGTTAAATATCAAAGATGACTAGTTTATGAAAACAAACGTGGTAATGATACGAAAGATGGATATATTCGAGATTCATCAAAGGACTAAAGACGGTATGTTTAATGCTACATATCTTCTTAAGCAATGGAATAAAAACTCTAGTTCTGCATCTAAAACTATGGGTAACTTTATTAGAAAAGATTCTACAATAGAGTTTATTGATGCTCTTGAAAATGATGATAATCTTAAAGATGTAAAAACGCATCTTATAAAAACAAGAGGTAAACATGGTGGTACCTGGATGAGCCCTCTTTTATTTATAGATTTTGCTATGTGGTTAAATCCGTCTTTTAAAGTTAAAGTTTTACAATTTGTTTATGACCAACTTATAGAGAATAGACATTTAGCAGGAGATAATTATAATATATTAACTTCTGCCATTGTTAAGTTAAAAGGAGTCAATTATTCTTTAGTTGCTCAAGCATTAAACTATATAGTTTTTGGGCGACATGAAAAAGAACTTCGCCAGAATGCTACTCAAGCACAGTTGGACGAATTAATAAAGCTTCAGGAACAATACGCTTTTGCTATCAATATGGGCTACATAAAAACTTTTGATGGACTTATGAAAGAACTTCGTAAGAGCTGGAACTTGAAGTATAACCCTGTTTATAAATTTATTAATAAATAATATTAAATGGCTGCTGAGTTACCTTATTTTAAATTCTACAGTTCTAAATGGACTGATGGAGATATAACCTTAGAGGATTTTGATGTGCAAGGATTATTTATTAATCTCTGCTCTCAATACTGGTCTAAGGATGGAGTAATTAAGCTATCTAAAATGAAAAGACGTTTTAAACATGCGAGTAAAGAAATGTTTAAAACTCTGATAGATAGCGACCTTATAAAAGTTGAAGATGATATAATTTCCATATCATTTTTAGATGAACAACTAGAAGCTAGAAAAAAGCTATCTGAAACCAATTCACTTAACGGTAAAAAAGGGGGGAGACCTCCAAAGAAAAGCAAGAAAAAACCCACCGCTTTAAATTCGGATGCCAAAAAGAAACCGAATGAAAGCAATATAGAAGAGAAGAGAAGAGAAGAGAGTAGAGAAGAAGAGAATAGAATAGAAGATATAGAAGAAGTGTTTATCAACCCTGTTAGCCCTCTCTTTGACAAAATTAGATATAAGCATAAAAAAGAATTTCTCATTTGTGCTGAAATGTTTGATAAGGATATCATTCCAAAAAACGAAGAAGGAAAAATGAACTGGGTGCAAACCTTTGATCGACTTGTTCGTATAGATAAGTATTCTCCTCAAAGAATTGTTGATCTTGTGACATTTGCGAGAAAAGATAAATTCTGGAGAAAGAACCTTTTATCTTTTTTAGCACTTAGAAAGAAAAACGACTCTGGAGTAATGAAAATTAAATCAATTGAAGCTCAATACAAACCTACGTTAAATAAAAAGAAAGAAAATAATGGAGAGTCTAGAGGAAATAACAAACAGGCATCTACTTTCTTACCAGAAGGCGAAAGAGACTATAATGCTACATCCTTTACGCCTAAACAGTGATTTAAAAACTTTAAAACATGCATATAATATTATTGCAAAGAGTATATGTTTTAATCGCTCAGCAACAGAATATGAGTACGATAATGACAATAAGGATCAAATCGTAGAGATACTTAAATATTTGATATGTGATACGACTTGCAAATATGAATTAAACAAAGGATTATTTTTGATGGGTGGAGTTGGTACAGGAAAAACTATGATAATAGAAATTATAAGAGAGGTTGTTATTAGCATTCGTAAAAATATTGAAATATTTGATGCAAGAAATATAAACTCTATGTACAAAAATGAAGACGATATAAGACATCTATGTGACGGTCTGATTTGTATTGATGATTTAGGGACAGAAGATGATATAATAAAAGATTTTGGAACTAAGAAAACACCAATGCACGAATTAATTAGTGCTAGGTATAGAAAAAAAAGGTATACCATAATGACAAGTAATCTTACTATTGAGATGATGAACCAAAAGTATGATATTAGATTTATGGATAGATGCAATGAAATGTTTAATATTATCAATTTTAATGGTAAAAGCAGAAGAAAATAAACTAAAAACCAGGAGGAAAAACAATGAAAAAAGGATTTATTGATTTAGCAAAAGAAAAGTTAGAAATTTTAAAAGATTTAAGACTTAAGTATTCTGTCGAGCTTAATTATGCAGAATCAGTGAGAGTAAACGATAGGATTGAGTTTATTAAAGTTAATCCAGATTTATTTAAAGTTTGCTTAAACTAGTTGATATGCCAGAGAAGATTCCATTGGAAGCCTTACTAAAGTATGCAAATGAAAGCATAAAAAAGAAGGATATTGAACTAGGAAAGCTTAAAGCTAGAATAGAAGAGCTATAATACTTATCTAAGGAAGAGTTACACGAGATTAAAACACATGAGGTGTATAATGAACTCAGAAACCAGTTAAAGACTGCGAGAAAGAGTATTAAAGCACTTAGAAAAGAGAATAGAGAATTAGTTATTAAAAACCTAAATATTATATCATGAATGTATCTGAACAAGTAATTTTTGATGCAGCTAAAATTACATTAATAGATTGTAAGATTGCGCAACTAAAGGAAGAAGTAAGAATTGCTAATCACACAAAGTTTACAACTACTTCAAAAGAAGTCAATACAGAATTAAACGAGAATGAAATAAGAATATTTAATAAAATAGGTATTCTTGAAACTCAAAAAGTTAAAATCATCGAGTATTCTAAATATTTAAACAAAATTATAAGAGAGGACAAGTAATGAAAAAGGCATTAGAAAATTTAGAGAAATCTATAGTATTGCTATCGTTTTCGTTTGTAGTTTGTATGATAGTAAATTATACTTGTATTTTGCTTGGATTATCAGACTATGACAGAGGGTTATTCGTAGGTCTTATTGTTATGTGGGCTAATGGATTATTCTATAACTTTATGAAAGAGTTTAAGGCTAAAAAATGGGTAGATAGCAGCAAAAAGGCATTTGGTGTTAAATGCAAATTATTTTTTATTATCAAATCAGGTACAGACAATAGACATATTTATTATATTAGAATAATAGGCAAAGGCGAGAAATTCTACAGAATATTAAAATCAAAAAAGCGAGTTGCATTCTTAAGTAAATATGTATTATCATTTATAGCAATACTCGGTATGATATTTACTTGTGTTTTATTTCCTCTGTATTGTATCATCAACGGAATATATTTATATTTCTTAGGATTGAAAAACTTTATTACTGATAGTTGTTGGTGTGAAGGAGTAAAATTCTTTGGTTGGGTTAATATTATTATTTCATTAGCAGCAATTGCTTGCTTAATTATATTGGAGGTTTGAGATGGAAACAACAAACTTATACAATGACCATTTCCAAAACTTTAAAACTTACGGAATACCAAAGGCGCAATTGATTATTGCAGATATTCCTTATAATATTGGTAAAAACGCATACGGATCCAATCCTAGTTGGTATGTTGACGGAGATAATAAAAACGGAGAATCAGAATTAGCAGGTAAAGAGTTTTTTGATACAGACAAAGACTTTCGACCTGCTGAGTTTATGCACTTTTGTAGTAAGATGCTTAAAAAAGAACCCAAAGCAAAAGGACAAGCACCTTGTATGATTGTGTTTTGTGCTTTTGAGCAACAGTTTAATTTAATAGAACTTGCCAAAAGATATGGATTACCAAATTATATAAATTTAGTTTTTCGTAAGAACTTTTCTGCACAGGTTTTAAAAGCCAATATGCGTGTTGTTGGCAATTGTGAATATGGATTATTATTTTATCGTGATAAGTTGCCTAAATTCAATAATAATGGCAAAATGATAATGAACTGCATCGACTGGGAGCGTGATAATAAAAATATACCTAAAATACACCCTACTCAAAAGCCAATAGAACTACTTAAAAAACTAATAGAAATATTTACAGATGAAAATGATGTAGTTATTGATCCGTGTGCTGGAAGTGGCTCAACTTTAGTAGCTGCAATAGAATCTAACCGCAAGGCATATGGGTTTGAGATTAAAAAAGATTTTCACAAGTCTGCTACTGAGTTTATAGATTCAGTAAAACAAAAGAAATCAGATATTGAGCAATTTGGTTATGCTAAATCAGAAGTAGAAAAAGATTATCCAGTTTTATTTTAAAATAATTATAAAAAATAATGAATAAGTTAAAACTAACAAAACGACCAAATCATAGTTATTTCTATATCAAAGATGAAATACTATGTGAGCGTTATGAAAAATTCGGTAACGCTCTATCAACTCAGATAATAAAGGTAGAAGGAATGAAAGACATAAGTAAATGTTATGAAGAAGATATTACTAATCTTGAAAATAATTGTGTTGCTTGCAATTGTGGTATAATGTTATTTGAGCCAGCTACGGACAAACCTAAGCGTTCTGAAGATGTTCCAGAGTACAGTGTAGATGTTTGTGTTATTGATGAAAATAATATAAATGGCTTAGCGTTCTACGACTTTGAAGATGACGAATGGCATTTTCATACTGATACTCTAATAGATTATAATGAGACAGGAAACGAAACTAAATGGAGATGGTATTATCCATCAGTAACAAGTAAAGAAATTATTAATTTATAAAGAGGAAAATAATGCCAACTACAAAACATACACTAAAAGTTGCTAGAGCAACCAAAGAAGAGATAGACAAGGTTAGAGATATATTAAATGAGATAGCTTCACTTGATAATTATTTTTCTCATGAATATTATGACGAAGCAATCAAAGATAATAAAGATGATTTCCCTTTCCTTTCAAAAATACTTACAGATGATAGAGATGATTTTATTACTTCTCTAGTTAGATTAATTAACAACATAAGTCATGAGAAAGTTATATTTAATCTTGATGTACTTATGGATAATTGTGCAGATCTAAGTGCAGATACCCTAGAGTTTAACAAACATATTACTAAAGGGCTTGAATTACTTGATAAGCACCAGTGGATTAGTGTTGAAGATGAATTGCCAATTCCGGAAAAAAACATAGAAGTTATAGGATATAATTCTGAATGGATTAACGAGGATTTTAATCCTAATGGTACTCGTATTTGTTGTTTTATAGATAATGAAGAATGGACTACTGCAAAGTGGAATGATATTCATGATTGCTATATTTCTACATCAAAAGATAGTCCTACTCATTGGATGCAAATACTGAAATCTCCTAAAAATAATTAAAGAGGAAATTATGGACCAGAATACACAATTTACACTAGGAGCCATTACTGCAGTTGCATTAGTTGCATTTGCTTATTATTTAGCAAAAAGAAAGGAAAAGAAAAATGACTAAACAAATATACGAATTAGTACCATTAAGTACAGAAAAGCCTAAGAAGGGTTCTCTTCAAACCATTCAGATAAAAGTAATTGAAGTATGTCCAAAATTAGATAACCGAATACATGAAGGTTTATCAGGTTTATTTCCTTGGGATGGAAAGATGTTTTATGTAACAATATACGAAAACGGAGAGTATAAAAAATATAATGCAGTTGAGTATATGATCAAAAAGAATCTTAAAGATCTTTCTCTTAATAAAAAGGTTGAAGTATCCTGGTTTAAATTAATTGAAAATACAAACAAATTAGTATATGAATGGGAAAATGAAATATTATAGATCATAAGTAAATCAGTAGTTCGGGATTTCCGAACACCTTAAGGACCTCATTATTAATTTAGTGAGGTCTTTCTTATATCTATACTATTAATTAAAGATAAAAAAGCTGAATGCAAACTAATACACCCAGCTTTTAAAATTAACCTAAATATGAATTATATGAGCAAATCAAAATTTTATACCATAACTCAAGAAATGTATATTAGTATCCCCATACCTAACAAAGTCATAACTATAGGTAGTTTGTTTCTTTGTTAAATACATAAAACCTAATTTACCTGAGAACTCATTACCATAACCTAACCCTGCATTGAAAAATATTCCTTGTTGAGGTATATTTACCGTTTGAAATACATCTACTGGATACGGTATTGGCTTTTCTATTATCTTTTCTTGATATTTATATATAGGTTTATACGTATAATCTATTGAAAAAAGCTCTTTTGCTTTGATTTGAAGCTTTAAATCGATAGAATCGTTCATTATACTATCCATATATGTTTTAGTGTCTTTAACAGGCTTATCTCGCCATCTTGTTCTATATATTATAGAATCCTTTCCTTTTATTATCTTAGGAGGTAAAGTGATAGTATCTGGAGGAAGAGCAAGAATAGAATCATACTTGAATTTTAATGATTTTATCTCCTGACTCAATAAGTAACATTTATCTTTATAGTTTGAACATGATTTATAAGATATCATATTTAAAACTATAAGTCCAATAAATACTATTAATCCTATTTTTTGAAAGAAGTTTTTCATTATTTCTTCTCCTCTTTTTTTCTTCCAGGATACATAATGAATGTAAACATTACAGGCAAACCTAAACAAACCTGTGTAAGTGTTGCCTTTTCAAACCATACTAAAACCATAGCCATTATAAAAATAAGTATAGCTACAATATTAGATTTCTTATGTTTTAATCCATTTTTAATTATTTCTATTGCTTTCATATCTCTTTATTTATGGTTTAATAATCCATGCTTTAGATTCATACTCTTCTGGAGTTAATTTCCTTTCTTTCTTAGTCATTATATTACGAACTCTGAAGTGAAGAAAATAGTTTTCATCCATTCTTAATTTTAAAACTTCTTTACTTGTAAAGTGAGGGAGCTTTATTACGTTACCACAAGCAAAACTAAGTACTTTATTTATTACATCTCTTAATTTCATACTTCCACGTTATATATAATCTCACTTAATCTTTTTGCTCTTATTCCCACCTGTTCAGCCCATAAGCTATTAAGCATCTCCTTAGCAGCATCTTTGTATCGTTGCTCTTTTAATGCTTTTAAGGTGTTTGTAAATTTCATTAATCCATTTACACCCATATTAAAAGACATATCAATTAAAACGCTTATAACCTCCTCAGGATATCTCTCCAAGTTCTCTATCTTATCATCAAGTTCTAAAATAGTTTTTGTTATATCATTCTGTAATAAATAACCTGCATCTTTTTCAGATATAGGAAACTTATCAAAATGCGTTTTCACATCTTTAGGGGATAAATTACTATAGCCTATAATACGTATTTGTTCCTCGTTTGTCAAAGGATTAGTTTCAAGATTACGTCCATATCCTACACTCCAGTATCCCATAGTACACTTATAAGGCTTAGAAGAAAATCCTTCTTCTCTTTTTAATCTATCTATAGTTGTTTCCATTCACGTTTTAGTTTGATTTTATTTCATTTGGTGGTATGTTATTTATTGGCATATTATCAACTTTCCTACGTATATATCTTAATTCAACTAAGATTAGTTGATCTAACTCTTTTCTTTGAGCTTCCTGTTTTTGTATTTCTGAATCAACATATGTTTTATCAGCTTTCTTATCTTTAAGTTCTGAAACGTCATTTAGTGCTTTTTTTCCAAAGTAAGAAAACACACCCACAAGTATATAAACTACATACTGAAGAGCTTCACGAATAACATCTATATTATTATTTCCTCCGCCTAAGTCCATGTATAATTAATTTTAATATAGCAATTAGACCTAAAACAGAAGCATAAAATACAGCTCCTATACAATTCCCCATTATTGCCATGTATTCGTCATAACTTCTTGCATGTATACCTATAATTATCAAAAAGCCAGTAAACGCCAAAAGATAAATTAAATAAAACTTTATAGCATTCTTTGCATTATCAGTTAATTGTTTCTTTTTAAATGCCAACAAAAACACCAAACTAACTACAGATAGATTAGTTAAACTAAAATAGATTACACTAAATAAGATAGATCTACTTTCGTCTGCAAAATGATATATAGTCATACACGTAAAAAATACGTATATGACTAATTCTATCACTTTTGAAATGTATTTATCCGTTACTTTCATCAGTTTGTGGATTAATCTTTTCATTTCCATCTTTAGGATCTGTAGGTACTTCTGGAACTCCGTTTGGCATGTCGTAAATATTTATAGGTTAAACATATAACAAATGTAAAGGTTTTTTGCTTAAATACAAAATTGTTAATTTTTAAGAAACTGACAGTTTATCGTCTGTTATCAGCTTCTTGCCTCTTGTGAATTCTTAAGTATTTTTTAAAAATTAAAAAAAATATTTGATATAAATTTAAAAATATTATTGGCGACAACTAATCCACCTTTGTCGTTAGGGTGTAACTTGTCTTGCGAATATTCATTTGATATATCTATGTTTTTAAAATCTAAACCAGAATAAGAATATAAATCACAAACTGGAATAGAATAAAAAGAACATATTTCTTTAATTGACGAAACAAAATCTTTCAAATAATCACCATTCAAATTTGACTCTGCTGACGTTGGTCGTCCTGCTGAATATGTCGACCGATGCAAAGGTGTAACAAACATAAAAGGCATTAAGGGTTTAACTGCTTGAATTTCTAATATTAATTCATGCAATGCCCCCGAAAATGTGTCTTTGTCTACTGGGGGTGTCAACTTGGTTGTACCTATATAAGTTCCTCCTGATATTGGACTTATTGTATAGTAGTCGCCTATGGGTTTTGAATCATAAGTAAAGTCATTTGTGCCACCAAAGACTATTAAGAAATCTACATCTGCTAAGTTAGCAGGAATAACTCTTGTTATAAATCTTGATGCCCCTAGTCCATTTAAAGGGTTGTCAGCTATGGTTGTTGAGCTTACCCCTAAATTTACTATTTTAGCACCCAAAGCAGCTGCTAAATACATGACATATAGATTCTGCTCAGTTATACTATCCCCTAAAAATCCAATTGTTTTCCCTGAAAAATCGACACCAAGTGTCTTTTTAATACTTAATAAAGATGCGACTGTTTCAAACGAATCCAAAGAATAATCTATTAGCAATCTTGGATATGGAAAGCTTAATAGCCTGTTACTTAAAAATAATTCTGTCGCAGTGTCTGGTATTCGACCTGTAAATATATTATTTGTAGTTCTGAATGTTGATAGTATGGTTCCGCCACCATCTTTAAAAACACAATATCCACTATCCGTAGTATCAACTCTGCCGCTAAAAATAAAACTCTTACCCTGATGAGAAGTGACATCTATAGATTTTGCGTTTGCCCAATTCTCTTGAGATGCCTCTACTCCTAAGTTGGTGTAATATTTTCCACCCCTCCAATCAATGTCTATATCTGTATAAGGCAATTTTTCAGGACTTAACAAATATTGAAAATTTAAAATAGGAAATTCAACCGACGTATGTCTATTGCTTAACAATAGTGTTTTTGCATCAAGCGGTATAAATAATTCAAATCTGTCACCAACTGTCTGAAATGACAAAATAACATCATTAGAAGAATCCAAAATATGACACCAAGCAGCCAACTCGCTCTTCCCTTCATATCTAAATATTGAAATACCGGCATATTTTTCAATATCAATACTGACACTTGAGTAAGTTGCAGTGTCAAAAACTTCCACCGCTGATGAATTATAATAGGATGTAAGTTTCCAATCATATACATTTGCTGATTTTTTTAGATTCTCTACTATATATGATGAAGGTATAGTTTTATCAATAAGATTTCCAATTTTCACAGATGGATTCGGTATATCCGCATGACGATTACTTAGGAATATCTGATAAGTGCTATCAGGGATAATTCCTTTGTAAAAATCATCTGTTGTTTGAAATGATGATATAATATTTCCTGAATTATCTACAAAGTGGCAAAAAGCAGATTCTTCACTTTTCCCAATCATACTTATTTTGCATCCTTGATATCCTCTTGCATCAAATGAAATTCTTGAATAAGTCCCAATACTACCAACATCCGCATTAACGTCATAAAATTCACCAGAAATCCAATTCAAATTTAAAGTAATTATATTATTAAGTCCTTTTACTATGCTCTTTGTCCATACGGAAGATTGATACACAAATACACAAAGTTCCTGATTTCTTTCTAATCCTCCAAAATTAGTATATACCCCATCTTCCAATGGCAGTACTGTTGCACCATCAACCAATCCTGTTTTAGCAGGAGAACTTAAATTTATTTCTCCATAATAATTCGCCCCATTAGTAAGTTTATTAAGTTGTTCTGGAGTTAAATTACCCTGCCCTAAATTAGTCCATGATCCACTTGCATTCCATACGATTGATTCACCTGCTAAAAATGACTGCCCTGTGTTAGTTTTAGTTGGATCATTATCCGTAACATTTGCAGTAATGTAATACAAATGACCTACTTGTACCTCAAGCGGTGTTGGGAAATCTGCAGCAACAGCTATATCTCCTTGAGGTTGATATCCATTAATACTGTTTTGTAAAGTAACTATATCATTTTCATTAACTGCAATCCTAGCAATATTATTATCAATATCTGACTTATTAGAATCAGTAACAGCTTTTACTGCATTTGAATCTGGAACTTTACCAGAATCTCCACTAAGACTTGTTTCAATAGATTTACCACTATCCGTAGGATTTTTGTTTGCATCAAATACAACCAAGTTATCTTCTGTAGCTGTTATTGGCTTGTCTGATTTATTATTACCTAAATTTACTACATCCGTTTCTACTTCACCTAAACGAGTTTCAGCATCATCTAAACGAGTTTCAGCATCATCTAAACGAGTTTCAGCATCATCTAAACGAGTTTCAGCATCTTGTGCATTTTTATTAACAACTTCCTTTATTTCGTTTAAATCTTCTGCTGCTACTTGTTTCTCCCTTTCTACTATAGGGACTTTATTCGTTTTATCATTAAATGTAATTTCTTGTTGTGCCATAATCTATCATCTTAAAATGTTATTATCTATCGGAATTGCTACTATTTCAAATCCACTTAAACTACTATTAGGAAGTAATTTCCCTCCCTGTAGAATAGTTATTGTTTTATATTTACCTTTTTGCATTCCAACTGGTATATCCTGACGTATATTATTAGGAAATGCTTCTGTAGAATTATCTTTATATGCTATTAAAGGTATGTTAATTTTATCTTTATTCAAATCCTGTTTGCCCCATAATCCAAAAGTAAAATATCCTCTCTCTCTATACAATTCACATCTTGAAATCAATCTTTGTATTTTTTTATATTGATCAGGTGTCTGTATTTTAATAGGCCTTGTAAGCAAATGAGTTTCTACTTCTTGAGAAGGATCTTCTCCACTTAATACATCTAACTCTTCATCATTATTTAAGACTAAAAAACGACTATATATCTCACCTTCTACAGTGTTAATAATTGAAAGAAAGTCTACTGCTTTAGTAAAGACATATGTACTCACATCCCATTGCCCTGTAAAAAGATTATAGATTAAAGAAAAGTTTTTTAATGCGTTACTACACCATATATTATTTCTTCTTCCGTCATAAGCAAATATTGCTCCTTTCATATAATCCACAATATCAGAAATAATATAAGGATTAGCACCTCCAAAAAACTCATTTGTCAAAATATCGTAATTTGGATACACTATATTAGCATCAGGGAAATTTCCATTACCTTGTTCTGGGAAATAGTTTTTAGTAAGATTATCTAATTGTCCATTATTAATAACTATTAAACCTTTGTCACTTATATATATAAGATTCTGGTCTATCTGTATATTTTCAGAAGACAATGCAGGCATATTTGCTGCCTTTGTTATTGATTGAATAAAACTTATACCAGAAGGATCAAAATTAACCGTATAGACTCCATCAGATGTACCAATTAAAAGAGGAGCTAAAAAATCATTATTTGCCGGATCAACTGAATTACTCCCAACAAATTGAATTTTACCTTCTCCTACTCTATAAGAGTTGATAGCTGGCCATACACTAAATTCTCCTGATTCTGAAAACTGAAGTCTATTTTGTGAATTATACAAAGACTCTGAATTAAATTCTCTTTCTTGAATAGATAAGTAATTGTATATTAATTCAACTCCATAAGTGATAGTAAAAGTAGTTGTTTCATTTCCATCAAATTCTATATTATTTAGAGAAAATTTATCATCTATATCATAGAAATCTAAATTACATGATAAATTCTTAGTTTCTAACTTCTTTAATTCTATTGAAAGAAATTGATCTGACGTAGGTGGTAAATAACTTGTATTATCAAATATATTAAATAAAGCTTTTGAAGCTCTTTGATCTGGATATGCTATAACACCCCTTGTTCTAAATCTAAGTTCTCCAGTTTCTTTTGTAGGATTTAATGATGAAACACTCATTCCAACTTTTATAGATCCATCTTCTGTCTCTACATCATATCCTTCTCTACCTTGTGAAGGAAAGGAAGAATTTAAACCTATTGTACTCACATATCCATTGCTTAAAACAGTAGTAGGTTTATTTACACTTAATCTTCCATTATAAGATGTAAGATTTCCATATAATTTATGATAACTAAAATTATCAATAGGCATTACTTCTCCTGCTGCTATTGTAGAAGCATTTACAGAATATTCACTATTTTGTTCCTTTAATAAGTTATATGCACCTATTTTAGATTCTACATACAAAAATATACTTTTTTGAACTGAACCGTATCTACTTCCTAAATCTTTTGAACCAACAGTTTTTATTAAATAAAAGTTTTCATCTGAGAGTCTTTGAATATCACTCTTCATTTCAGAATTACTGTACGCTTCATGAATGCCAGCTTTAAGTTGCGATGTTGCTTCATAAGATGGACCTTCATTAAACTGTGTCTTATAAACTGGAATTGTTGCATAAACATTTACAGCAGAAATATCATCATTATCTATTTCTGTATCAAATCCATCTAAATTTATTCCTATATATGAATGAATGTTTTCTATTAAGTCATCTTTAACGACTGCACTTCCATTATTAACTGAATTATATCCATATATACTATGAACAAATATTGTAGAAGGAAGAATAACTTCACCTGTTTTTAATTCTAAAGCATATCTAATTAAAACAACACCACATCTCGTAAGTAATCTATAATCATTTCCATCTCCTCCTGATACACCTATAATTATATTATTTGTATAAAATGCAGGTTGCAAATTTTTCCACGAGTACATATCTGTACTTTCATATGTGTTTTTAACTTCATCAAATTGTACGTTATAATAGAATTTATCTGTACTATTCATAAAGTATATAATACCATTTAATATAATAAAGGATAAAGTACTAAAGTCTGAAACAATTGGAAAGTTATGAATACTTTCTGGAGTTATTTTTTCTGTATACACTCCATTCTCTATAGTTCCAAACCATTTTAATACTGATGAATCAAACATTAATACATTGATTTTATCTTCGTCAGATACTTTATGAAGTATTATCTCATCTTTATCGGATGTATTTAGAATACCAGAAAATAATCTTTCAGGAATAGGTCTATAAACACCATCTCTCCATTGTAGATTAATGGATTCTTGCAAGAACCCATCAGGTACATTACGTTCATTTTGCCTTATATTTATTCCTTTTGGTTTTACTGTGTACATTTGTTCTTAAATTATTCCTGATACTTTTTCCATTTGTTTATCTGCTAAACTCTCTGCTGATACCTCTTGATTAATACCAGGCATAGCAGGTGGTTGTGCTCCTCCTCCTTGTATAGGAGGTGTTGCCATCATTTGATTTTTCTTATACTCTTGTAATTTCTGTTTTGCCTGAACCATTACAGGATTATTAGAAATATCTAAGAATACCTCGAAAGGCATTAATTGATTATAAACAAGTTGCAATAATTCTTGTTCTAAAGCCATTCTATGAGCAGGAGAGTTAGTTCCTTTACTTTGCTCTATACTAAATTCAAATTGTTTTAATTCTTTTGGATCTATATCTTTTCCAGTTATTTTAAGATAATCTTGCTTAGTATATCCTTCTTCAATAAACATTAAAATAAGTTCATCTCGTTGAAGTAATACATCAAGATAAGTCTCAAATGTATCTCTGATATTAAGACCTGCATTTTGACTTTCCAGTGCATATCCTGTAGCTGTTTTAGCAGAACTGTCAGAACGTCCTTGTGCTGCTCCATAGTTACCACTTATTTCATCTACTAATCCAGAATAAAGTTGAACCATCTGTTGTACTTGATTACCTACATTTGCAGCATTTGCATATACCTGTTTAGGCATCACTTCTTGAGGATCTACACCATCTCTAGTTTGAACTATTACAGCTCCATCTGTTTTTTTAATTTGAGAAATGTATTCTTTATTAGTCATATCATCAGGAACAGCATCTGAAGGTATTAACCATACTCCTTTTGAAGCATTAGAGATTATTGAGTCTGCTTGTAAGATTTGTCTATCAAGACTTAATTGTGCATTAAGAACCTCTTCTATCAATCCCCACATCTCTCCATTAATATCTGGAGCTGGCATCACGTAAGGCATCATACCATTTTTGTATGGACTTTCTCTTACATCTAAAAGATAACCCCAAGGAGTTACATAAGAGACATACCATCTACTTCTGAATTTAGTATCAAATTGTATAAGTAACTCTTCTGGATCTATATCTGCTTCTGAATTGTTTATACGTTCTTGATTAAGTGCGTCTATTTCTTTCTTGACGTTTTCTGGATTTTGCCATTTATATGTTTTGAAATCATTACCTGGCACCTCTAATGGATCATACGTGGAAGCTTCATAATCGCTAATCTTTGTCCATATCTCAAAATAACGATATGATGAATTTCCTACTCCTTGTGTATAGAATGATAAATTTCTTAATTCTGAACCATCATATGACTGAGAACTATATGTAGACTGTTTACGTTCATCACCTTGATATTTAACGTAAGCTTGTCTGATTTCTATTCCACGTTCATAATCATCTTTTGCAAACATCTCCACAATATCATTAAGATCTGTATCGTGGATTTCATAAGCAGTATTTAAGTTAGCAAAGTCTTCATCAGTTATGCCAGGATTAACTCCGAATTTTGAAGTATTAACTACACGAAAACGTATGTCGGTTTTCGTCATGTTATTCTTATTACCCCATAAAACCTTGAATATAGGTCTTCCAGAATGAAGCATCTCCTTCATATTCCTAGCATCCTTTTGCTTGGCTTTGTTTTGGTTTTTAATTCGATTTAAACACTCAGTAAGGATATGAGCTAATTCTTGACCTCTAACATCTTTACTTTCACATTTAACTACATTGCCTGTATTTACTTCTCTGAATTGACCTACAATAGAACGTCCTAACTTCGATACTACATTATATGTCAAAGGAGGCATATTTCTTCTCTGAAGATATTGCCACTGTGTAATATGTCTTTTTAATTCTGCATCATACACTAATTCCCCAAAATGTCTACCTCTAGTAAAATCTATATTTCTTTGTCTTCGTTCTCGAAAATCTTGTTCAGCATAGTATTGATGCTCCAAGCTTCTTAATAAAGCACTTGGAGTCATTCCTAATTTTTCAAACACATATACCTCCAGAAACTCTGAATAATCATTTCTTGGCTTTATGGCATTAATAGGGAGGCCAATTTTTCTACGACCTTGCATTTTGTTTCTACGTAATGCATCTTTAATCCCTTCTGGGGTATGTATGTAATTATTAAACTCCGGCATAATTATAGTTTGTTTGTAATCCTTTTTCGCTTCTTACCCAAAATTTAGCATTCTTACGACTCTTTTCGTATTCTGAATTGTAATATACAGCTTTTTTATCATATCCTATAGTTAAATATAACTCTTTAAGAATATAATTCTTTAACGCATCTTTTAGATATTTTAATACCTCATCAAAGATATTAGGATCTACTCTAATATCTTTTAATGTTTCAGATGTATAATTAAGTTTATTTACACGAGTATCCATATTTTGATATCTATAAATAATCTTATTAGGATTCCAGTTTGTATCAAATTCAAATCGTGGGCTTGGTATTACCTTTGGAAGTTCTGTATTAATTATGAAGTCATAATTAAAATCATCTGTAGCATCTCTCAATTCAACAGAAACAGAAGTAATATCATCTGCTATTCCAAAATAATCTTCACCTACTGTATTTCTATCTATAAATCTTTCTGTCCCTGATATTCCATTATAACTTATGGTAACATAAGCACTTCCACAATTATGCTTTATAGTAGCTCCATTTACCTTTACTAGGTTTTTATTATTCCAACAGAAATCATGAATCAAATGGCTTATTCTGATATTATCTTTATATGAAGGAAGATACGCATCTCCAGCTTGAGTAAGTGCTTTTATCCATCCGATTGCATCATATTTAACTGCACATATTTTAACATCGTAAACAAAAGCTCCATTAGTCTCAGATATTAAACATTCAATAAGTTGAGATAAATTATTATTCCTTAGATTTTTATTATTTGTCCAATTTACATAATTACCTATTCCTCCTAGATATCCACCTAAATCATACGCTATATATTCCTCAGTAACACCATTAGTTACAGGTAGAGATATGGTACCAAGATCTATACCATCAACTTTATATGTTATATCTCCATATCCACTAATACACTTTATCTGAATACTATTTACAAATATATTACTAGGATCAGGATTTGTCCAACTAAAATCAGAAGTTTGTCCTTTAAACTCATACTCTAATGGTGTTGAGTCATAAGAACCTTCTGGAATTAATCTTTGTAATGGACTGAATATAGGTAATAATTCCCTTGCTCCTTCTTCTAGAAAATCTCTAGTAATCCTATCTCCTTCTCCATGTGCTTCAGCGAATCTTTTCTGAGCCTCTGTATGGTTACTAAACCAAATATCTGATTGTACTGCTAAAGAACTTATACGAGCAACCTTCTTATAAACATCACTTATATCTATTTCAGCTTCTACAATAGGTATTCCATTTAGATAACAATGATCTAAACCTGTATTAACAATTTGTAAATTATTCCCTGCCATAATCAATCGTGTAATCTATGTAAATGTCCTTGTATATCTGTTATTAGCTTTTTATGTTTGCTCATTAAAGCAGATACATGATAATCATTTCCTTTGTGCTTGAACCACAAATAAGCTACCCATGAAAATATTGCATTTTTAACATCTTCATTTAAGGCACTTTTTATTGATAATGCTTGTTTTAAAATCGGTTCGCATTCATTGAATCGATAAACTGCATTCGTGCCATCATATTCAAAAGGAACACCATTCACATCTCCTTGTCTTGATATAAAATATTTAGCAACCTCTCTTGTTGCCTCATCTAAGAAATTTATAAACGCATCCTCTTGATCTATTCCTAATTCAGTTTGTTCAACATTAGGAGTCCCTGCATCAGATACTAATGATAATCCAATGTAAGATGTCCTCAACCATGTGGTATATTGGACATTTGATACTGGTATGTTTATAACTACATCCATTAGTTTTCGTCCATTTGATCACTAACTAATGCAATTCCTATTTTAGGTCCATTTTCTTTTTTCTTCTCTTTAGGCTTTTCTTCACCAGAGACAAATTTATTTTTAGACTCAAAATCTTCTGAAGTTACTATTTTTGGATAGCAAGAATCTTCGCCTACAACTACATAACTACCTTCTGGAACTTTTAATGTAAGTTCTTGGTCGTTATAATCCTTGTATTTGATTTCTTTATCCTCTTCAACTTTAACGGCATAGCCGTCACATTTGCGCAAGAATGGCTTTGCTTTGCCATCAAGAATTTTCAACAATTCTTTTTCCTTACCCTCTTCCATATCTTCTATTTTCTTTGAAAACATATTTTTGAATTTATAAAGTTATGATATAGTTTTCCAAACAATAGTAATCTCACCATTAGCAAGTAAGTTTCCTACGTTATCTTCATTCCAAGTACCTGCACAATTTAAGTAAATTGTTTTTGCATCACTTGATTTATTAAGAGAAATACCAGTAAGAATACCAGCAGTTGCACCTACAGGACCATTTTCAACTTCTGCACCTGTTTCTGTATCAGCAACATCAAATCCTTCATGGATATCTTCTAATGTTGCTCCAGCAGTACCTAAATCTGCATTTGCACTACCATCTCCAATAACTGAACCTAATCCAAGTTCTGGTGTTACGGCAGTACCTGCACATGATAGACCTACATTAATATGACTCACTTCTAATACTTGTGAGCCTGCTGGTAATGTATAAAGAGGTGTTCCTGGCACTAATACTAAATCAGCAGCAGCACCTGCTAAAGGACCTACTATAAAGTCTTCTAATTTAATCTTAGTTGTATGAGATAATCCTTCTCCATACTCTTTAATTCCTAACGTAGAAGCACCTTGTACTCCTTTGTTGTTCTCTGATTGTAAACCTATTCCATTAGAGAAACGATTTACACCATTGGCTTTTACTACTTCCATATAGCTTATCTTTATTTAATTATTCGTGTTGTTCTATTGCATTACTAATTTCTTGTCCTTTTACTCCTGCTTCATTCAATCTTCCTTTTATTAAATGAAGCTCTGTCGCTAATGCCTTTGTAACCTCATCAAAAAGTTCGTCTGGCCACGTATTGCTTATATCATCAGGTACATTATCAAATGATACGTATTGAAAATTAGCTAATGTTTTTACATCTCCACTATTAACAGAAAAACATTCTATTCGTGCATTACCACCAGAAGCTGTATTGTTTAATGCCACTACAGGGGATTGTTTACCTGCCCTTGTGAAAGGATTATTCTGTTTTGGATAGTTTTCACTATTGATATAAATATATTCAGTTACAGGTCTCGACCACACTGTTAATCTTATTGATACTAATTCCCAAAAATCAGAAGGTGCTTGAAACGCTACCTTTTGTTTATAATAAGCAGATTGATCTTCTCCACTAGATAATGGATCCTCAACTAATATTCCTGGCTGAGCCAAGTATCTCTTTAATCCCCAAGGTAATTCTTTAATCAAGTCTCTACAAAGCTCAGGCAATATTTCTAATGCCTGCTGCCTTATAGATGTTTCTGTAGTTGCAGCCGTAGCAAAAGAAGTTGGAACCTCATCTATTAAGGTCAACGCTCTATCTACTATTTGTGATGCTGTTTTTGGCATACTATTATGGTGTTTTAAATATTAAATAATATTTTAATAATACAATCCAGTGGCAACCCAATATCCTAATAGTGAACTATAAACAAGTGTGCAGCCACCATAATCCATTAGTGTTCTATCCGCATCCCCAGGAGTAGCTATTGATTGTCCTGAATAAGAGTCAGGGTTCTTAATCTTCAAATTGTTAAGTGATAGATGTATCAGGTGTATAATATCCCCATCAACTCCTCCTGCAAGACTTCTTAATTCTCTGTTGGATGCATTATTCACAAATAAAACACCTAATGGAGATAAGCTTGATACATCTAAATTCTCTATATTGGATGTTGGTTCTATTGTCATTTTGTTGACAACAGTACCTCCCGAAGGTACTTTTTCCCATGCCCCATCCTTTCTAGCATATAAATCCCCATCAACAGGAGCTTCAGGAAAACTTACTTTACCTGTATTAGCAGCTATTTCTTGCCTTTCTATATTTGTAAGGACTTTATTAGAAGAAGTTTCTTCCATGTTTCCCATACTAAATGCATCCGCAGCTTTGCCAGAAGGATCATATACAGCTTTAAGCATATCACCTACGTATCCAGTTCCTGAATCTTCCCATGCAGGTGTATCATTATTCCAGAAGAACATATTGTTATTTGGTGATACAACAGTTGCAGTATCTCCGATATTACCTGTTGGATATGCTGTTTGTAATGCAGTCAAATCAGCAAACTTACCTAAAAATCTTCCATCTGTAAGTCCTGATACTATATTATCAACATATTCTTCAGTAGCAATATTTTTAAATTCAAATATTTGGAAATCATACTCATAATATGCTATGCCATCTGATCGGCCTAATAGCGCATTTACTCCTGTATCCCAGTCAAGCGTAACCTCGAATTGTTGACCTTGTAAAAACCTATCTGGTGTTGCACCTTCTACAAAATAAAGATCAATTTTATGGATAGCAGCTCCTGTTAATTCAATACCTTCACCTTTTTCATATTTGAATTTATCAGGATATCTATCTACAATTTCGCCTGTAGTAACACTTACAACTTTGTATCTAAAATTTGTAAGTGTTCCATTCGACTTAAAGAAAACCGCATTTATAATATCATTTGATGGAGAAGTTATTACAAATGGAACGCCAGGAGATAGTATAGTATCATCAACTGGCTGTCTAACTGCATGTGCTTCTGGGCCTACTTCAATTTCAACTGTTTTTTGTGTACCAGTTTTATCAAGTTCTTGATAAGGAATCTGATATTTTACACCTGTAACTTTTGACTTATTGACTTGCTGTGGACCTGAAGCACCAATTCCAAGACCATCACCTAATTCAATTGTATTTTGAATAGTATCTATACCTTGTTCCGCTACTATTTGTGTAGTAGCTCTTAATTTACCATCAGGGTCTTGAGATAGATTACTATCCTCAAAAGCACCTGCTTTCTTATACGGAAAATTTGGTTCTGTGGTATTGTCTGCTATTGAGGATCCACCTCCAAAACCTTTGCCTAGTAATAATCCTTTTTCTGCCATCAGAATGTAATTTTTAAATCTTCAACACTCATTCCAATTATCTCTATAGAATCTGCAGTACCTGAAAAATAAACATACTCAGGAAGCATAGAAAAAGACCATGAACCATTATCTAAAACTGCTCCATCTGTACAATCTTCCATATCGGTTAATTGACTAGGTTTAGCTTGACTACCTAACACCTGTACGCTTGCAGTTTCTCCTTTTATAATCAAACCTACTGTTTGTGCTTGATTACCTCTTTTTAGTCTGTATACTTTATCTACTTCCATCCTATTGTATGTTTTTAAAAAAAGGGAGTTAGCATTCACTCCTACCTCCCTTTTTCATATTATTTATCTTCAAGGCTTCATTTAGCCTTTATTTTCTTTTAATTTCAACTTAATCCAAGCTGTATC